ACGTTCGTTCATGCCCGTTCCTTCATCATGTATTCGCCAATGATCCACTTGGCGCGGTTGATAGTTTGGCGAGCAGACTCAACGTTGCCGTACGCCATTTCTTCCTGAGCGTCGCTCATCAGCGACATTGCGCACATTCCAGGACCGCTAAACTTAAACGTAAAGCTGTTTTCAAGCGATTCGCGAAACTTTTCAATGTCGCAACCGTACATCTGTGTTTTGGGATTAACTGGAATCATTTCGTCGTATGCGTTCATTTTGTGTGTCCTGTTTTGCTATGCAATTATTATACAGCCAACCGGGCCAAAAGTCAAGCCGAAAGTTCGTAAGTCACGCCACCGTAGCCGTTGGCTGCACTGTTATTCACAGCATTGTTGAGGTTTGTAACAAGGCTTTTCACCGTTTTCGGGGTGCGATTGATCTTGGAATTACCCTTTTCGTGCGAGTAGCTTGCGCCGCATTCCAGTGTGTAGGAATAGCACTTAACGAGTTCGTCAAGTGTACCAGATTGCACGTAGGTTTGGCCAGTGCGATGCTGAGTTTTGATGATGGTAAATGTTTTAGCCATTTTACGTGTCCTGTGTTGCTATGCGAGTATTATAGCGTAGATACATGGTAAAGTCAACCATTAAATTTGTTGCGTGAAAACAACTAAATTCGTGAAAAATTGAGCAGATATTGCTTTAAATCCCCTGAATATAGCCCCATCATCGCAGCATCTGACTCGCCAAACAGTGTAAGTGAAGTCCCTGATGCGTTGCGTATTAGAAAAAATGGGTGCTCAATGTGTTTGCTTAGTAACAAAATATGTGGCATCGTTACTTCAAAATCATCCTTGATGCGATACATATAATGCTTGAGCTGTAGCGTGTCTGTTAAAAACGTATAGCCTTTAAACGTAAGTTGAAATCCACGTGTCGCGTAAGGCGCAATCCACCAATGGAGCATCGATTTTGTCACCAAGTCTTTTGTAACTGTGCTGCCAGCTTGAGTTAAAAATAATTTAGTTAACTCACGCTTGTTCATTACGGGTAGATTGTTTCGCCTTGCTGTAATAATACGACTGTGAATTTGTCAGTCTTAAACAAGGCATTGAGTTTCTTGCACAGATTGATAGCATGCCCAGAGTTAGAGAACGACACCTTTTTGTACTTTGGGCCAGGGTAGCTTACCAAAATGTTGTGTGTTTTTAAGTTGATTGGTTTGCCATCGTAAAACACCGCCCAGATGCCTTCACTGCCAAGAACTTGCTCAGACACGTAGGTAGTTTTGTTAATTTGCTCTAAAATTATCAGCGGTTTTGGTCTGCTCATTGTGTAAATTATCCAGTAATGTATATTTATTTATCCATTCTGAATAAACTACTCTGTTATTGGGCAGTTTTTTGGGACTTTAGAAACGCAAGAGTGGCAGCTTTAGTGTGGAATGGCCCGCAAAACTTATATCTATTTACAGTGATTAGCTTTGGGCAGTATTCGTACGAGAAAGAGTTTGTTCCGTAGTCAATTAAGTAATGTCCAGCGCAAAAGAAACTCTTACTGTCTGCTTCTTTAGTGTACACTGGCACTTTCTTTTGAACATTAAATAAGGTGTTATGTGGCAAGCAATCACATGGAAAACCGTACACAGATTGCCTTGTTGCTTCTGCTGCTTTGTGCTTTTTGCCAAACGCGATCTTGTACTTTTCGTTCAACCCTTTAATGCTGGTGAACTGTTCGCGCTCACCATCTTGCACAAACGCAACGCCAGCGGGTGATGTTTGTATAGTAGCGTACTGACGACCGTCTTTTTCAACGATCCAAAATTTGTTTTTCACAATTGGTTTTGCGGTCAACATAGTGTTCATTATTTATGTTCCTGTACTAACGCGAGCATGACTTCGTATTTTTCGTGTAAGTCTTTTAACCCAGGATGCTGTACCATCAATGCTGCAATGCGTTGCTCCGCGACCATTTTCGTTTTTGCCCACTGTATGATATGTAACGTTTCAGGATCAAGACACACCATTTGCGCAGATGGGTACACGCTGTTACTCGTTGTTGGATAGTTTGGATCAACAATGTTGACTTTTCTATTTGTCCCGTCCCATACTAACATTCCTGACACAGTGGGTGGCGGCACTGGGGACACTGTGGTTAGGCCTGGGCCAGCTACTATTGAATTAAACATCTTCGTACCTAAACATTTCGTTAACTCTGCCTGCAGAAAAATCTTCAGTGTAAAAATCAACAAATGATTGCATTTCCTTGATTATCGTGACTACGTCTTGCTTGTTGAGGAAAATGCGATTACTTACATTTTTTCCGTCGTCAAAATCAATGTAAGGCAAATTTGTACATGCCCACTTAATGGTAAACACATCACCTTCACTTAGTTTAACACTACTCATGGTTCGGCACTTTCGTCTTTCTGACTATTTTTAATGTGTAACTCTTTAATCGTGCGCAATGCGTCCAACGCCTTCTTTGCTTCGTATTCGCACTGTGCTGGTTGGCTGTACACCGCATAAACTGCGATTTCCTCCAGTGCGGAAATTGCTATTTCAAGAGCATGATCCAACGTAGCTACTTGCGTAGTTTCCTCGCCGAGCATCTCTTTCATCTTATCCAGCATGTCGCTCATGTTGTTCATTATGTGACCTTTCGCGGCTCGTCCTCGACCATTTCTAAATGCCCGTCGTAAGTAAAGCCTACGCCACTAAGCCAGTTTTCAAAATGTACTAACAGTTCATTCCATTTTTGCTCACCTGTAATAGTGTGCTCAATAATCCGTGCTGGCCCACATTCGTCGTTTTCATCGTCAATAGCGATGAATTTATAAGTCATTGTCATAGTGTGTCCTCTTCTTCAGTTTCAATTTTGTTATATCCTGCTTTTTCAGCATGCTCGTCGCATAGTGTACGCATCCATCCACCGCTACGCACTCTGCCAATATTGCCGCATGCCTCGCAAGTACAGCCACTCATTGCCTCTGCCATACCTACCATGCCGTCAATAACATCGTCGCCACCATTGTAGTAAAACCGCAGTGCGCCAAACTTTTCCTTCACTTGTGAAGCCACCACTTGTGTAACAATAGTGGCATTACGCAATGGTTCTGTAAGTATTTCTTTCTTACGCATTTGTAAATATGCCGGAGTGTAAGTACCACCAACAAACTGCTCGTCAAACAAAGTCCAGTCACCCGCCTTTGCGGCAGTTACCATGGCGTTGTGTTTGGTATTATACTCGACGCTCTTGACACTGCTATCAATGTACCACTGAATGTTGCTACACAACCTGTCTAAAATGTTGTACCAACCATTATCTGTCTCTATGCCCCAACACATGCAAGTCTGCGTCATTGGCAAATCTTTTTCACCGAATATTTTGGGATATTTAGCAAACAATTTTTCTTGAAGAATACTATCCATATCTTTACATCTCCACGTTAAGCACCGCGAGTTTGCGGCTAACAGTTTCCTTAGATACGTAAGTATCTATCCAGCCTACGGTGTTGTCAAAGTTTGCACCATGCGGCTTCATTGCCTTAACAAACTCTGTAGCCTTGCTTGCGGCATCTTCCATAGTAGCCGCAGTGACTTCAATCTCATGTGTCATTTCAATAGTGACCATGTAAGTTTTGTTGTTACGCTGAGCTTCACGCTCTGCTTCTAAAATGCGATCAAACTCTGCCTCAGCCGCTGCTGCACTAGCAGCAAACTCATCATCTTCAATATGCGGCGGCTCGTCTTCATCCATGTGCTCGGTAGTAAACTCATCAGGTTCAGCGGCATCAAACATTACACTATCCTCTACACCGCACAATCCTTTAACAACGTCAAGAATAATTTCTTCAACATAAACCATGTTGATGTCTTGATCCAAATCAACCTGACGTCTTTTTGCTTCTTCTTCATACTCTTCAGCAAATTTCAAATCACGCCAGCAGTACATTTTTGAAGTTTCTACATCCTCCACCTCAACTTCATACACTTCCTGCGTTTGCCTATCAAATATACAGCCACCGATCTCGTTGTTGTCTTTGTCACAAATGTCGAGATATTGCGCATTTGGGCCATAACAGTCCCATCCATACAGAGATCCGCCTGATACGTTACAGTTTGCGGCTGCGAGAAATTTAACGAGTTTCATATTAATCCTTAATGTATGTGATATATGTATAATACAATAAAAAATTAGTTAAGTCAACGGATTTGATAAATAATTGTGTAGATCGCGGCCGGCAAGCCCACCTACTCTAACGCTTTTAAGTAGCATCAGCAATGAATATTTATTATCTTTACATTAAGACTCATAGAAAAACTGGGTTTAAATATTTAGGGCAAACAACTCAGAATCCATTCAAATATAAAGGGTCTGGTGTTGATTGGCTTAAGCATTTAAATACTTATGGTAATAAAGATATAGACACGGTTATTTTACATGAATCGTGTAATAAAATTGAGGTAAACGATCTGGGGCGGTATTACAGTAATTTATGGAACATTGTCCAAAGTTCTGAATGGGCAAATAAAATACCAGAAACTGGAGGAGGCGGCGGGCGACTTTGTATGTCTGCTGAAGAACGAAAACGTATGAGTGATCGAATGGTCGGGACCAAACGATCTCCTGAAACAATTAAAAAACAAACAGGGAATAATCATTGGACTAAACTTCCTGAACATGCCACACATGTTCATGCCATGAATCGACCAGAAGTGAGAGCACGTATTTCAGGAAGAAATTCATATATGTATAATCATAATAAATATATTTTTCATAATACAATTACCAATAACACTGTGACGATGACTATGTATGATTTTCAGCGCACATTTAACTTAGATCAAAGCAGTATAAGTAGAGTCGTAAGCGGAAAATACAAGCAACATAAAAATTGGATACTAGGTGGCATAAACGGCAGATAATATCTTAGCATAAGTGTCACACTGTTCAGATAACTTTACTAAATTATGAACTCCACAGAACTTAAGAAATTGAGCACCAATCATTAATTTATTTTTTGCGGTGGCTGACGCTAACACTGTGTCGTCAATAATTTTTCTTATTTCTGGTGGCTGTTTTGATAAATCAATGAGAATCTCATTTCGGAGAAAATCATCCAAAACTCTATGCTCTACTTCATTATGATCGACCCATCGTTGTAATTGAAAATTATTCCAATTGAACCCTTTGTTATTTCGGTCCGCGAATGCCTCCTGTATACCAATCTTGTTTTTGCTGCCTTTTGATCTCGCACCAGGGTAAGCACTAAACACATTGTCAGTGGGGTCACCACGAACACATTTTTCAAACAAGATGTATTTTGGGTCTGGCACTGCGATTGGAAAGCCCGTCTTTTTGTCAATGACTGCTTTGCCCTTGGCATCAAACACACCGTTTATTGTGTGTAGTTGACGCAATACACCGCTATACTGGGTGACGTTTTCAGCAAGTAACTGGTAGAAGTCTGTGTCAGTGCTAACAATAACATGCTCATCCAGTGGATGATTTTGTATCCAGCCTGCGATTAAATCGTCTGCTTCCAAGTTTGGATGCTGTATAACGGTTACGTTAGTTTTGTTGATCAGAAAGTCAGTCAAGTCAATTAGCGCAGCAAAAAACGCTTCACCGTCTTTCTTCTCTTTCTCAGTCTGTGCCATACGTGCGACTTCTCTGTTCGCTTTATATGGCTTATAAAAATCCTTACGCCACGAGTGACCCTCCAACATTACCACAACGTGTGTGGCATTCTGATCACGCCAAGCAGACGCGATACTTTGAAGCGCACAGTGCACAGCAAAGGACACACGCTCTTCAAGATCAGAGCCACGTGCACTCGCATGTATTGCCCTAAAAAAACAATTTGCCAAGTCAATAAGTAAGTATTTCATGCTGTAGTGTAGCATTAAAATAGTTTCATCGCAAGCATTCTGGCATAAATAAAAATGTAGTTCGCGAACTTGGCGGTTCCAACTACTCTAACGCTTAAAAGGAGCAATCAGCATGAATATTTATCAGCCTACATGGCTAATGATAAAACAACATAATCAAACTGGATTAAAATATTTCTGTAAAACAACTAGAAAAGACCCAATCAAATATTTAGGTTCTGGAAAATATTGGAAGAGGCATTTGGCAGTCCATGGCAAAGACGTTTCGACTATTTGGTGTCATCAGTATGATAATGAAGAATTACTTAAAGAAGAAGCATTAGCATTTTCGGCATCGCATGACATAGTTGAATCACCGAACTGGGCAAACCTTAAACCTGAAACGGGGGTTGACGGTGGCGGTGTTATTGGAAGAATTGTTCGATCTGACACCAAACAGAAAATATCTGCCGCACGATTGGGGACAAAAAGAAACCCGTCGACTGGCCAGAAAATATCAAACATACTAACTGGGCGTGTTAATGGGCCAATGCCTGCTGAAAGACGACTGGCTATATCAATGGCCAAGAAAGGAAGGTCTAATGGACATGAAGGGTTGACTTATTCTAAAATCAAGAAGTAGGGGTTGACTTATTAGTCCATTCAGTGCGTTTATCGGGATCGGCCATGTCTTGGGCAAATGTTTCTAGAGCAATGTTTCTACAAATTTCAGTAAACCATTGGTCCACGATTTGAATGTCAGTATTACCACGGTAGCCTGCTTTGACTAACCGTGCCACAAATATGTCATTGAAATCTAAATTAAAACTGCCAGCACCAACATTGTCAAGATCAATCTCAACACCAGTGACATTAACCCACGGCTCGCCAGCGGCGGTTGCTTTTACTTTTTCAATGTTAACTGCGTCAGTTAAGACTGGCACCTCAACTTTTTTCTTGCGTGGTGATCGTGGTTTCTTCTCCGCAACTGGTGGCGGCACAAAAACTTCGTCAGGTACATTGCTACTTGTGAAAAACTTTTTTAACTTGCTAAACATTATTTTAACTCCTCAATCTTACCTTGTTCTAACCAAAGGGCAATGGCATTATTAGTTGTGTGCGATACAACTTCTTTACCGTTGTATGTTACAAAGATAATATCCTTGCCGTCAAACTTTAAGTAACCATTCGCGGGACCAAGCAGAGCATCATACGAGTCATTGTGAGTTAGGAAACTCAGCATAATAGTTTGTACGATGCTATACTTTTTCATTTATATTAGTCCCTGTAAGCAGCATTACTGAGTTGGTCTTCAAGTCCTTCAATCTCATCCTCTAAGCGAGAAACCTTTTTATCCATCTCATCTTCTACGCTAGAAAGTTGTTCTTGGAGATAGGTTATTTGCCCACGCAAGTGTTTAATTTCTTGCTGTAGTTCAAATATTTTCTCGTCTTTTGGATCGTCAATATCGTTCATGCCATACCCACATATAAATGCTGCTGTAAGTTGAGCTTAAACCCGTGCTCTAAACAATAGCGACCAGTGTATTCGTGGTTCGCTTGATTACTCATTTCTCTTTTCCAAAATGTTTTAGGATTTTATCCCCGGTGAAATAAACAGCACCGGCGTTATTGGCAACTCGTGCACATTCAGCGATAATCAACTCCGCATACTTTTCAACATCATCACCATTCAAAAAGTATATTTTACCTTTGCCTGCCCGACCTATACCTTCACCAGCTTGATCTCGCTCTGAAGTAACTCTGTTAAGTATTGTTTTAATATGTTCGTTCATTTTTCTACTCCAAAATATTTCAGTGACATTGCAGCATCAATTGCTTCGCGTAAATTGTAGCCATCGGCAACTTTATGCCATTCGCGATCATTTCTGCTGCCAGTAACTTTATAAGCAATCCAAATAAGATCGCCATCGTCATCCTCCGCAGAGAATTCGTAAGCAAGGTTATTTTGCTGGAAATCAAGGCGTTCAGTATCAGTAAAATGTTTGCTCATAGTTTAACCTTTGCTCCACATCGTTTGCACATACCAGTAGATCCCAATACATATCCACCATGAATACCACCATGGCCATTTAGGGCGCACCATAACCTACTAAAAAATTGCTTCATATAAAGTTCCCAAACCAAAAATCATTTACCAACAACATTTCCGAAAATATATGTGTGAACTCTTGCAGCAACATTGTATCCTCTTTCAACAGCACCCTCTGTAATTCTTGCTGCGACTTTATTCTGCCCTTCGATATCTGCCCCTACAGGCATAATCCATACAGGCCAATCAATTGATCTAGCAGCATATTCTTTTGTAGCCTGTTTAACTTCGTCCCACGATCGTGCACTACCATTCGACACATACTTTAATTGTCCTACATTTGAAACAAGTTTATATCCTGCTACTATTTCAGACCTAATAGCATCTTCCCATTTCTCCCCACTGAGGTATAACTTCGGGCTGACACTCCAGAACAATTCTCTTCCTTCTATGTCATTAAATAACGGCCCAGCAAGAGTAAAGCCCTTTAGAAATTCAGTAATCACTTTACTACCGAAATACGCCTGAAAATTTTCCCGTATCATTTGCGTACCGTTTGTCTCTATGGTTACATATTTTGGTGAGTTCTCACGCCTATCAAATTCTTGCATAATGTCTACAATAGCAGATTGATTCATCATTGGCTCACCACCCGTAAATGCAAGATGTGTCCATTGTTTACTTTCTGGATGTAAAAATTTTCCCCCCGGATTACTCTCTGAAATTAGATAATATTCTAATTTATCACATATATCTGATACCGAACTTGTATTTGCAAGATGTGCAAATTTCTTCGACCAGCTGTACGAACTGTCACATCCTTTACTAAACACTGGGAGATCGTTCATGTGTTTAATAGACGACACATCTATAGTTTGATAATCTAGGTTATATGTAGTAGGATCTTCCGGTGTATCTTGACCAAAACCGTTGCACTCAAAATTACAACCCCAAAATCTAATCCATACTGTTGGATAACCAGTGTAACGACCTTCGCCCTGGATTGTTTTTCCAAAAATTTCCGAATATTTATATTTTTTCATTTTTTACAGCCTTACAATTATTTTCATGCCATCTTGCAATATTCATTAACGATGTTTCTATTCCGCAATGACTACATTTTACCTTAGATTTAGGTACACCTTTCTGCCATGCAGATATTTTTAATCTTGTTTCATCTTTAATTATAGCATTAAAGCGTGGATTTTTACTACCTTTCTTTACGTCAGACATTTTTTGTATTGTCTCTTTATTCCACTTTTTACCTTTATTTGGCGGTGCCTTGCCCTTTTTGGCAAGAGACATTTTCAACTTGGACTCTTCGCTATACTTAAAAATTCTCCCCGAACTACCATCCCCGCCATTGGTTCTATTGTGTAATATACCGGTGCCTAAATCTCTTCGACCATACCATTCTATATATCGTCGTTCTAATGCAAATGCACCAACTTCGGTTAAGTTAGTTTCCAAAATTACAATATAGTTTTTATTCTTAGGTACACGAATTTTTCCGTGATTTTCATAAGCTCTATCTTCTTTGCCTTTGCCAATATAATACGGAGATCCTGCTTTTCCGGCAACAGAATCTTTATTTCGTATGTAGGCGTATGTATAGAAAATCATTTTAACAATGTTACGGTGTTAGTTCCAAACATTGTTATTCCTTAATCTGTAAATGGAGACTCGTTGCGCCATGCTAACAGTCCCGCTAGTTCGAGTTGTTCCCTAGTGGTACCTTCATTCTTCAATGCCATGACGAGCTCTATGTTTAAACATTGCATTGCAAATGTCGATGCACCACCGCAGTACGCAGCCCAGTCCAACGCCTTTAACAGTTGCGCAGATGTGGGTTCATCGCTCCATTCTTTAATGATCCACTTTAGATCATCTGCAAACTGTCCATCAGGAGCAGTAAGCCATAGTTCTTTAGATGACATTATTCGTTTCCTTATTCTAAATATTTCTTCATTGCCCTGCGTAAAATTTTCAGTGCTTCCTTTTTACGCTTTTCCGCCATGCCTAATGTAGGCCCCCATGAAAAGTCATCAACGTTAGGCCTACACTCTTTCAACGAGTCGTACACGGCCTTCAATTCTTCGTACGTTATTGGCGGCATTATTCTCGATCCTTAAATTTACCAAATCCATCATCTTTCTGCTTCCTGTCGTATTCCCACTCTTTGTACTTTGAATACGGTAGCAGTATAACACACAATGCTGTGCAAAACAAAGAATACGGAATAGATCTGCCACTGAACCGCATTGCTACGTAAACGTTATACGGGTTAAACATTATTTTACTTTTGCTATTTGATTTAAAAAATCTCTTGTATAGACTATAGCATCATTTTCAAAATCATGCAATACTTTTGAATTTAATACTATCCAAGCTAAAATCAACTTCATAACTGATCCTCGAATCCATGGTGCCACTTGTTCGTGGTCGTAATCCAGTGATGGCATTTGAATCACAAAATTATCGTCATTGCTCCATCGATCTTTTAAATTAGATACCTTAACTCGTAATCCATGTTGTTTGTTAGCTTTGCCTACCCAAATAACGACGTGTGCAATTCCATGATCATCACTGCCGAGATTTGCCATCTCGTATAGTTCATCATTTTTATCTTCCAAGATAATCATGTCTATATATTTGCGTAATTCGTCAGACATCATTGCTGTAATCCTTTTTCAACAAATCTGTTATCTCTTGGTGCTTTTCATTTTGCCACCGCGTTAGCCAGGGTGTTCTGTCACATTCTGCTACATGCTGCAATACTTTGTTCCGTGAGCAACTTTCGATGATTTCGTGCACAGAAATTTGCATGACAGGGTCACCGTTACGCATAATAACAACACGCATTGCATCTGGGTCTACAATATCCCACGTAATATGATTCATACTGCTATTGTAACATGGTTTCCAGTAAAAGTCAAGCACTGGTGGTCAAAATGATAAATATTATTCTGGGCACCAAAATGCCTTATTTTACGGAGATTTTTCATGTTTAAAAAGTTGTATAACAAAATCGTTTGCTGGGTTTCAGGTGTTCCAGAAAAGGCTGCTGAGCCAGAAATCAAAATTACGGTGACTCCCCCGTCATCAGCACCAAAAGCGCCTGCTGTTAAAAAGCAGCCAGTACCTTCAAAAGCGCCAGCTAAGAAGCCATCTCCAGCACCTGCGCCAAAAGCATTACCGCAAAAGAAACCAGCAGTGATTGCCAAAACTGCTCCACGCACACCAAAATCAAAACAAGTTAAATAAACTCGTTATCTTCCCTACGGCCTTGCCGACCAGCCATATTGTTTGCAGTTTCACGAACTTCAACGCGAGTACACCAGACTCGCTTGGCTTCTTCAGTGCCGCAGTTTGGTAAGAAAATAGTATTCACATACTCATAAAGAAAGTCAGCGATACCTTCACACCCTGTCTTTTCTACTTCTGTGATTTTTGCAACACCAATTTTACCAAGATGAATCAATGCTTCTCGCTGTGGGTCATCTTGTGCGACCAGCAATGTATGATCAAACCATTCTTCTAATTTATCTTTAAGTGGTCTCAACCCACCAAAATCGGTTACCCAATTACGAGCATCTAACGTGTCGGCTTCAAATTCGAAATGAAACGACATAGCATACCCATGAATTAGATTGCAATGCGAATCTGAGCGCCATTGCCTATAAGCAACTGGCCCGATTTGATTGTATGTTTTTGTACTGAAATATTTTGCCATCATTATCTCCTATGTTAAATTTTAGCATAGGCTGCAGAATTTATATACCGGGAATGAAGCCAAAAGGCCGGTTGGATTATTAGTCTTCTAACGAAATACCAGCTAATTCTCGATATCGCCTGGTATTAAAATAGCTACGAGTCTCAGCCAACGATGTTCCTTTGTGTGATAGCACAAACCTGTCATAATAATGATCTGGACCTAACACAGCATCCATTTCTGCTACTGATGTTATTGTTTTAAATGTTCGCGCTGGGTTTCTGTGATTATACACTGATACTATATTAGCTGGATCAGTGAGTAATCTTTTCCATAATTTAATGCCGCTGTCACTAATCTGGTTATCACTTAGCAGCAAAGAGTATGGGTTATGCTTCAATATGTCACTATATAATTCAGTGGCATATGGAGATTGATTCATGCATTTGGGATTTTTTCCTATAATTGAAACTGCTAATCCCTGCGGTCGTTTTTCTAATTCAACTGCAAGAGTTATTTCATCTAGAGTTTGATACCAGTAATAAGAAATATTTTGCCCACTAAGCCTAAATAATGCTGGTGACAATTGTTCAGGTACTTTACCTGCGGCCACCCATTCAGTGATTGAGGTATTAACAATACTAAACGTGTCCCCAAAGTTCCCCAATTTGGCTGGCATTTCTGCTAGCCAAGTTTCATTGAAATCTGATCTACTCGTTTTCATAGTTAATCTTCTTTCTTATGCGTCATCCATTTAAGGACTTTAGCTAATTTCTTTTGCTTTGCTGCTTCCATGCCTGCGGCAGTAACACCAACACCACTCGATTGTACTAGTTCTATCATCGCAAGTAAATCACCTAGCTCAATTTCTAAACATTCAGCGTGTGTAAATGCTGGGTGATGCCAACTTGCTTCATTGATTCCAAAGCGGAAAATTTTACTTTTCTCTTGAATTACTTCAGCACATTCTTCTACGAGAATTTCCAAGCACTCGTCTTGGTATGGGGTAAGGCCTGATTTAGACATCTTGCCCCCAACGTAAACGAATGTACGGCCACAAGTTAGTGGGTGACTCAAGGTTGTAATCAACAAACACACTAGCACAAATCCCGTCAGCAATCATCTTATTGCCAACGTGTGTCGCAGTGTAGACGCAATCATCTATCAAATCTAGTGTATTGTACATAGGAGCAAAAATCAACGACTCTGGCACGTCGTCTTTGTATATTGCTACGTGAAAATCACCGCCTGCTTGCGCAACCCATGTTGGGGGCACTTTATGTTCAGACAACATTTTATTTTCCATCTTACCCTCTCATTGATTGTAATGTGATAATGTGTGTTATTGCTTGTGACAAATCGTCTGTGTCAGGCACAACATATAGCGTGGTGTCGCGGTTGTCAGTTTTCTTATTGTAGTGAAATGTTTCAATAACCGTGCCGCCTTGCCCTGGTATAACTTTAAAGTGGATACCAGCACTGTCTAAGTCTTTGCTTGGACCTGCACTAACTTTTGCATTACTGCCAATTGTGCTAGTGCTGTTATAGTATGGAGCGGGCTCGCACTCTTCAATGGCAGCATTTTGTAACCAGCGAAACATTTTTCGTCTAAATTTTACTAACATCTTAACTCCTAACAGAAACTAAACGCATAAACTCTGATCTCACTGATGGATCTGTTTTAAATCCACCGCCGAGTTTGCTTGTTACTGTGCTTGAGCCAGTGTCTTCAACGCCACGAGCACGAACACAGAAATGTTTAGCGTCAACTACCACAGCAACATTTTCAGTATCAAGGATGAACTGTAATGCGTGGAAGATTTGCTCGGTCAATCGTTCTTGGATTTGCGGGCGTTTGCTAAAGTACTCAACGATGCGATTGATCTTACTAAGGCCCAATACACGTTTGTTAGGAATATAAGCGACCGTTGCAACACCATCAATGACAACAAAGTGATGTTCGCAGTTAGATTGTACATTTACGTTTCTTTCAACGACCATTTCGTCGTATAACATTTTGTTGTCAACTGTAGTACATTTGGGGAATGCCTCATAATCAAGCCCAAAAAATATTTCATTTACGAACATTTTGGCCACACGTTTTGGCGTTTCCTCTAAACTGTCGTCAGTTAGATCTAATCCAAGTGTTTCCATAATGACAGCAAAATGTTTTTCAATAAGGTCAATCTTATCACTACGGCTGATACTGTTTTGTTTTTGCGGTGTTTCTACACCGCATTTAACTAAGTGCTCGTGTACTTTTCTGCCCAATTCTGGATCACATTTTTGTTTGTTAAACGACATAGATAACCTTCCTTTGTGATGGTTTGTTTTTGATATTTTGTAGCCTTTGTGCTACATAGTTATTTATCCTTTTGCTTAATCCCGTATAAATTTCGCATCATAATGTAAGAATCAAATAATTTAGCCAATTCAGTCTCCATTCCGCATCCCCAATCCATAGAAGCATTGAGTTTAACATTAACTAACTGGGCTTCTGTTAGTGCTGGAAACTTTTCTTTAGCCAGCAGCAACCAAATTTCATGCTGATCCTTCATTCTTTAAGCCGTAATAATGTATTCTTTCTAACCGCTGTTTCTAACACACTGAGTTCTATTTTAGCATCTTCAGCAAACTTTAGCAATGCTTCTGTGTCCTTTGGAAAACACATTCCACCGAATCCAAGCTTTTCATCTGGGCCTGGTACGTGCATGTGAGTCTCGCCAATTCTGAGATCATGTTTAAGTAAGTTAGTGACATTCTTAAAATCAACATTTTCAGTAGCATCAGCCAACTGTTTCAACTCATTCATAAATATTACCTTGGTGGCAAGGAATGAGTTTACAGTGTACTTCATTAGCGATGCTTCCTCTGGCGTACACATGAGATAATGGTTAACATCAGGTAAGTTTTCGCTTATGATTCGTTTTGTCTCATTCATGTATGCCGCTACTGTACCACCAATGACTACAAATCTACTGGTCAAGTAATCGTTAGTAGCATTACGCTCTGTCAGGAACTCTGGGCAATACACCAAGTTAGGATACAGTTTAGACAGTCTTGAATACACAGACGGTGGTGCTGTTACTTTACTAATGATAACGCCCTTAAACCCTTCTAACTTGGCTAATACTGATTCTAATATGCTTGTATCGCAAGTGCCATCTTTGCTGGACGGACTTGGTACACAAACAAAAATGCCGTGACATGTAAATAGATCAGAGTATGTGCCAGTACAGTTGAGATCAGGGTTAGGATCAACCATTACGGGTGTGTCAAACTTGCATGAGCGACGAATAGCCATGCCCACTACACCAAGGCCGACAATCCCTATTTTAGGTCCAAAGTTAAATGTCATTTAACCCCCAACAATTTATTGACCATCACAGTGGGAGTCAAGTATTTTTCAATAAGTATTTCACATTGACGCTGCAATGCAGTGAGATACAGCCCTCTACGCTCAATCCTGTCGTTTATAAACTCTAATAGATCAGGTTTGTATATTAGGAATGATTTGTAATCCTTAGTCCACTCACTTGGATATATAAACTCTGGCAAATACATTTCACTGTAGCTACAGCGGTCTGGCAAGAGTGGAATAACACCAGCCAACGCACCTTCCATGATAGAGATACCAAGATTCTCGTGTAGCGAGCAACTAAACATCACTGACGACTCGCCAAGTGTCTTGTAGTAATCTGCTTTACTCAAGTTCATTTTTTGTGTAATAATAGTTGGCACAGTCAACGCGATTTCTTCAGCGATCTCTGGCTGCTTGTCAGCGTTATATCGATGCGGCCAAATCATCTTGCCGTTCTTTGGCGTATCCCAAAATTGGCTACATTGCTCGATGATTGGAGTATGTGGTTGCCCACTACGCACAGCACGACCAAATTCGCCGCTATCAATAGTGAGGTTCTTTAAGAACATTTTCTTGTGAAAGTCAGTTGCGTAGTAGTTGTAATCGCAACTATAGTACCAACTACGCTCCGCATGCCAAGGCCACGGTTTCTTCATCTTATAACCCAAGATATCAGTCGGATCGTAGGCTCCGGCGTGCCAAACACTTGATAATTCCCATTGCTGCTCCATTAAATCTCTCATATATGCTACTTGCGTGATGCAAGGGTTCCAAGCATCAGTGAACAGTATTTTGTCGTTTATTCCAACATCGCCAGATTCAAAGTGCTCAATGAATTTGCATAACTGTGTGCTTTTGTAATAATTAGTGTCGGTAAAATCCAAAAACGCTCCCGGTGTGGCCGTCTTGCTTCGTTGAATTCCGTCAACTGTGACAACTTGAAAATCAAGTTGTCTTTCTTGTATCTTTTCGTTTAAAATTTTCGGCACATTATGATACCACTGAAGCGAGTATCTGCCATCAAGTGGTTCGATACAAAAAATCCAAATTTTCTTACCCATTTTTAACCTCCATGCTAAATATATAAAAATACTAAATGTCACAAAACTAAAGAACAATTATACGAAGATTATAAAGCATTTCATGTTTCACTTTCTTCGAGTTTGTCTAATTTGTCTTCGTCTAATCCCGAATCGTCACGATGAAAGATATCTACGTGCTTTGTAGTAGCCTTGCCATCTTTCTTAATCTGATGCTTTTTCTTTACTGGTGCAACAAACTCAAATACTGGGGTCTCTACTACTGTCGCGACTACCTTAGGTACAGGCTTTGGCTTAGGCTGAGCCTGTATACCAAATAAGTCTTCAGCTGATGTAAGGGCATTCATTGCCTTTTTGCCTAAATTACCGTTAGCACTTGACCCTGGCATCTTCAAATACCATTTGCTCTCATCGTCAACCAGTTTCATTGCTTCACCTCGAGTTTTAGCACTAAAAATAGCATCCACTAATTGTCTAAACGCATACTTGTCACGCAGTTCGTCTCGCAGCATAGCTGGGACAATTCCTTGGTCATACAAATCATTGCCGTCCTGCACTGCTTTAATATGAGCATATACATTATGACCCATCAACAACGCATACGCAAAACTATCCCATGATGTCCGGCCAATCTTGCCAATCTTGTTCAAGTCGGTTGGCCCATACACACATACGTCATTAATTTCCATACGGTCAATAATTGGACTTTCAATGAAACTTTCGAAATAATGATCTTGAACCATAACGTCGCGGAACATGCGTGGGTCATTTGAATATTTCTTGTCGTCGACACATTTTGACATTTGATACGACCACCTGCCAGCATCGTCCAAATTGTTTTGCCAGTATACTTGCCCGTTTGCTGTAGCTAGAAATGGTGATGCACAGTCAAAGCTAATGGATAGTGTTGGGTTGTGATACTTACGGATAGCACGTTGGATATCAGTGAACATAATTGCCCACTCTAATTTAGATGTTCCCAAATAGTGAATCCAATCTTGTTTACCAGATTCTAACAACCCATCCCAAATCATTGCCACTAGCCGACGTAAAATAAGATGCACATCACATTTGTTTTGAGAACCCATTGCCCAACCATTGAAATGATCATTTGGATACTGTTTGGGATCACAATAACCTTTCATTTCGTCGTACCACTGATCTGCTTGCTTATGAGTGTCGCCTTGCAATACAGTAAGGAACTTACAGTTGCCCTTGCGGTTCTTCATCCAATACTCAAAGTTGTATTTAGATGCTTCAACTGCTTCGTCGTAAGTTGTGATCTTTGTCGCTTCAGCACCCTTTGGAGAACGGCCAACCCAACCTGGAATATCAAGCGTCATGCCGTAGTTCATGTTGGCTTCCATCCAATCAAGAACTTGCTGACGATACTTTTGGGCCTTAGCACAACCACTACCAGCACGCCAATCACCTTCCCATACACCTTTACCGATCTGGAATCCTCCAGAGTCACCAAGGATGAAACTTGACTTGTCACGATTGCGGATCATATCCTCACTCATGTCAAACTTAGTCATATCCAAGTTAGCGTGTCCTGCTGAATACAGACCCCACTTATATTGGAAGTAGCCTTCGTCTGGATTAAGGAAGTTTAACCCTTCGACTCCATGCTCAAAGCGAGTTGGCATACGAGCAGCATCAATATGCTGTGAGTGTCGTTGCTTGCCTACATAGCCTGAATAAAAACCACTGATTGCTGGTAAAAATACCGCGTAATCTTTCTGATTTGGTGTTAAATTGATTTTTTCGGTCATATTGTTCTTCTATTCAGTCCATTCAAAGTTTAATGGTTCAACCACAAATTGGTCAAACTCTAAGTCCTTGAAGTATTGTAGCATATCGCTACTCGGTAAGTCTATGTCAGGATAGTCATAACTTAGCGTAATGTGTGGGGTATACGATGGATAATCATGTGTGGCATGATATGCAATGCGGCAATAATCATGTAATGAATGTAAGCGAATACTGTTTAACTCTAACACTAACGCTCGCTCACCAGACTCCGTCTCAAATATTCTAAATGATTTGCCAGCGGCATGCATTGGAAAATGTACATTTATGTTTGCGATCTCGTCACATACTACACGGCTATAAACAACCGTGGTGTGTAATGACGATGGGCCAACTAAATTTGGTATATTTAATTGGCCCGCAATGCTAAGAATGCGTTGAACAGTTTCAGCAGACGGTGTTACTTTTGCGTAAGTCCCGCCCGCTGTCTGCTTCTTATCGTTGTGCTTGCTGCTCATTACGATATGGCTGATTGCGACTACGAGTGAATCGCCTCCATGTTTCGCTCGAGTTGTGGTACATAGTGCTCGGATCAAACGGCACAGCCGGGTATTGTAGCCGCACAAAATCCAAATACTCATCCAACATGTCAAAAATTTGTGTAACCTCTGGTTTCATACGCAAATATTTCTTGTTGTATGATTCTACTGATGCTGCCATGATAGTTTCCTATTTTTATTAAACCAACGGATATGTAATACGGCATCCGTTTTCACCGTCTTCTGACACTTCTATAGTAACACATCGCCCTGGGTATTGCATAGCAATCTGGCTATATAAGTCGTCGGAAATCATTTCGCAACTCTTAGAATTGAGATCTAAGCGGTCGCTACTGTAAAGGGCTTCAAGCCAACGCTTGAACTGAATGAACTCGATGTCACGGTCATTGTGCTCCACACTAATCTCCACCCGAAAGTGGAAGATATGGCGATGTGAGAACCCTAAAAACTTGACATCAGACAATGATGGTTCAGTCAATGCTGCTGGGTAACAGTGGATGCCTTCCTTTTGAAAGGTCACCCAAATGTTACGCGATGCAGTAAACATTGAGGTACGCATTTTTTGCTCTTGAGCAGCAAAAATAGCAGCGTCTAAGTGAAAGTCACTCATTTTTGTTGTGCGGGCATTGTGTAGTTATACACTGCTAAACCACTATCAACTGTGATCTGTGCAGCGCCTTCATCACTAAAGCGGAAGGTCTTGTCGCCTGGCAAGTTTAAAATACCTTGCACTACGCTGATTGGCCAGTGGAAACCTTTTGCCACAGTGCCAGTAACACCGTCAGCAAACGCAAAGTTGCCTGCATGGGACGAATGATCACCAAAGTAAAACATTAGGTTGCCGTTTTCAGTTTTAGCAACAAACGTTGTTTCTTCACTGTTAGCTTGCGCCATGAACTTCAAACGCTGGATGCTAAGTGCTGATGGTTCAAACTCAACATTCCATTTAACACCCTTGAACTTAATCGCCTTGAGTGTTTCGTTAATCAATTCAGTTGACATGAACCGATAATCGTTCTTAAAGTTTTTGTCTTTGTTTTCAAAGTGCAACCCTACTGGTACCTTTTCACCATTGCGATCTTGCATCGTGACCGAAATTTTGGCATCTTCCTTGTATTCAGGAATGTTCAAAATAACGTTCAATTTGGACAGGTTTGGCATACCAAATTGGCCAACAAACTCTGGAATTGGGTTATGCGTCTTTGCTTGCACAATAACGCTACGATCCTCTGACATTGCGTCAATCGACGTGTCTTGTATTGTGCCAGTAAGTTTGACAAGCTCAATCATGCCAAGTCCGTGTGTATGCTGCACAATGTCTTTCAAATAATCTAAATTCATTAAAAAATACTCCTGTAGGTTAATGTTATCACTAATTGTAATACTTTATTTAGACCGTATCAAGTCTTTTGAAAACTAATTCACTCAATATCTTTAATTGCACCAAGAGCTTGGTGGCCTTTAATTGTGTTGAGTGTGCCGGGTTTCTTAATCTCGACCCAACTGAGCTGCTGATGGTCAACTAAGTTGAAAGTTTCTGCTATTTCATACCCAATATTAACTGCCATTTCAGATATCGTAGTTTGAGTGACATATGAGCGGACATTCTCTTCTGCCATCATTGCACCCACGGGAATTTCACAATTATTGTAAGTAAATAAAAATGTGCCCCCGGGTAGCAGTAATGGATAAATTGCTTTCATATATTGTTCAATGCTATTGCTGTTAATAAAGTCGAAAGAGTTTACACTAATGACAAAGCCAAACTGTTCTTTAGGTAGAATTGAAAAGTCATATCCGCTAATAAAATATGGGCGTAACCGTGCTTGGTATTCTGGTGTAAAAATAGATAAAGCGTCAGTTAACACTTTTTCAAACTCAAGTTCAACTAAGTAAAGTGGATCACTTGCGACTAATTTTGTTGTAATTATACTAGGGCGGCGTGGGTTTATCTCCATCGCAGGATATTGCCACGACGAATATTTGCTAATTCTGCCAAGTAATAACTGTAACATATAGTCTGAGTAATTAAATGCCCGCGAGTGGCGAAGACTTTCATAATCTGTTTCTGGCGGAGTTCGCGATGACAACAGTTTCCCCTCGTCGCTAATCTTCAATTCGACGACGTCAAGAATCTTTGCCAATTTAGTAGAAGAGTTTTGTATAAGATCGTCAAACAATTTCATTTGATCTGAGCACACTGGTGATACTAACGTAGATAATTCAATATCATCAATATCTTTAACTATAGTTAACAATCGATTCATTTTTTTGTTGATAGCGATACTTATATCAACCAAATCTATATTATTTTTTGCTCTTTCTTTAAATTTTATCAATTTACCTATGCTCATGATTATTCTCCAAATGTAAATAACGAGCTAAATGTGGTCTTAACTTCAGTATTGTTAGTTATGTCCCAGTTTAGCACGCCTAATAAGTTCTCCACCTTTTGGTTAACAATAGTTGTCTCCATAAGGTCGTTGTCAAACGGTAGCTCTTTAAACCAGTCCGGTATGTGCATAATGTCTGTTGGGTAAGCAACAGAGGTATACTCAAGCGGATTGTTTTTAAGTTTGCACACGATAACCTTCATACCGTCTACGATGCTTGGGCTGTAGTTATCACCATGCATCTTTTTCAGTCTGTTCCAGTTAATCGCTGCCATCACGTGTCCAACCCTACAGCCACCAGTAAGTTCAAACTCTTTGGTGTATTTGGTCAAATTGTTCACACGCTTAGGTGTGCCTTTTTCCCATGCAGGGATTTCAGCAAACTTCAGTTTAAAGTCGCGGATTTTAGTAATGATCTTTTCTTTGTCTACGTTAATTAGCGTATCGTAAAGTAAGTCACTCAAAAAGTCCTGTACTACGCGAGGTGTATCTGAACGCTTCAAGTCTAAGCCCATTGCTTTTACTTTGCCATGTCCAAAGTGCACACCTTTCTTCTTGGAAGTTTCGTGATCGTATTGATCCAAACGTGTGCCTTCCATGTCGTAAATCAATACAGCATAACGCTTCTTTTTAATAAACAAACCAGAGGTGGCAATTAATTCTCGTCCGCCTTTAATCAACGCACCACGCTCAGTTGGACAGTTGCAAGCCGCAGCCATCATAGCGGGGAAACTCTCGTTAACCTTGTCAGCGATAGCATCATACATCTGCAAGCAAATGTCCTTGTTCCATTCCAATGTTCCAGCGTCAACTTCTTTCTTGATAATAGGCCATGCACTGAAATAAACGGAATCGGTATTTTTAACGAGCAAGTCGTTTGCGAAGAATACTGGGTCTTGACCAGTAACGCTTATATCATAAACGTAGTCATCCACTTCTCCTAGACATTCGACTGACTTTACTTTAGTTCTGATAACATCCATTTGATTACCCTTTCAATAGTTAGTGCTTTGCTGCTTTTAAATTCTTGTTCCCATACCGTTATCACCTTAAATCCTAAGTCTTCGGCAGTCTTCAACTTTAGCATGTCTTTGTGCCATATGTCAACCGCACTGCGGCCACGGATTAGTGCAGATTCGACATAGATATCTGGGTTAGCATGCCAGTAGTCGCCGTTAAATTCTATAATGCAATTCTTGTGGACTACATCATAAATCACATATGAGTTCAGAAGAGTAGACCATTTCCCGAACGGAGAGTTAACGCTTGTATGGTCTAATTTGAAACCGATCGCGTCTTCTAGCATTACAACAAACTCGTTTTCTAAGTTGCTGCAATGTTGAGTGGATTTTCTACTCATTATGATCTGAGTAGCTTCTTCCTCAGTAATATGTAAATGCTCTGCCAACAGCGCCGGATTACTAGCAAGACTCTTTTTCTTGTTGACTGCTAGATATAGAAATGTCCCTACATCTTGCCCGTATTTTTCGATGAAATATGTTTTAGTATTTGTGTACGCCTGGCGGAGACAGTAATTTTCCCACTTAGCAGCACCTACTTCTTCACCGTGGCGAGCAATCATTTTTTGTAATGTTTGCGCCCTGGATGAATTATACTCGTCAAACTCTTCCTTGGACCAACCGTATTTTTCCTTCTTATACTCGTACGTGTTAGAATTGGATTGCCTGCCACAGTACCTCTCCCATCGTGTTTTGCCTTCTTCTTGCCCATATTTCTTGACAAGGTTATTTAGTGTAACTGCGGTACACTTTGCGAGCGTACTACTTACAACTTTTGCCCCTGGGTACGCTGCCATATATTCGACACCGTTCTTAAATTTACCAGTGCACTTATATTTGAAGTGCGTCCATTGTAACCTCTCAGATTCAAAACCACATTCTAGACATTTAATCATATGCTAATACTCCTATCTCCATATAGTATTTATGCCACAAGCTTGATTATTAAGTCATCTAATGTAAGTTGTGTTGGTTTAACTTCTATTGTGAATCCATCGCGGTCTACCATGATACTATGATCTTCTGTTACTGTAACAGACTCACCGCTTTCTGTTGTTATTCTATATAACTTCTTCTTAGTCTTATGCCGAATCACAAACGATACTTCACTCATAATTGGTTGATCTTTACATATATCAAACCCTACTACTTTAGCGGAAGTATCAAAGCCATATTCCTTTTCGCCGTAAACATCGTGCCCAGCACACTGCACAAACATCTCCGCAATAGTGATTTCGCCCGAATCAGTTTTAACGAGGCTGTCACCAGTTACGCTATCACCGTAAACAATTGCTTTACCATCGTGTTCATACTTGCCTGTAATACACTCGTTTGTAAACGCATCCATGTGCTTGGCAATAACACGCCCAGTCAGTGTAGTGGACTGCCCAATCCTAAAATCGTGGAATCTACAGCCTGGATTCAACAACGCACCATACAGTGAGTTCAAGTTAATCTTCTTCACTAACTGTCGCTTATCCCAGAACGCAATATCTTCCTTAGTGGTTGCTTCCTTCTTCTTAGCCTGTAGCTCTTTACGCTCTTTATACCAAGTAGCAAGCAATGTGGGGATAATGCCTTCAATGTCGTAGCGGAAAATAGTGCCGTTGCCACTTAGCATCCACTTCTGTCCACCTTCAAAGATAAGCGACCACACATCAGCAGCACTATGGGCAGTGGCCTCACCACCTTCCCAGTCAATGATAATCTCTGTGTCTTTCTCTTGGGCCATTACTGCAATGTATTCAAGACTCCCAAACAATCCGTCCCATGCTGCGGCAAATGACATACCTTTACGCTTTTGGTGGTTAACAATCTTGTCTGCCATTTTAGACGCAATATATTGTTCGCTCATTACTGGCCGTAATTGCCCCACGATAGTTTCTGGTCCCATGTTAAGGGCACGAATTGTGGATGGGTATAGTGAGTTAATGTCGATAGCACCTATATACTGATGCATACCTACCTTAGGCTGTGCTACATACGCTCCAGCGGCTCGACCGTCGCTGTCATCGTCGTCAATATCGTCATCAGTCTCTTCAACATACGGCGGTTTGGATGGAACAACCAATCCCTGTTTGTGCGCTGCGTTAATAATAGCTTGGTCAGTCACTGCAACCGCGCCCATTGTTGTCGCCAACAACACTGTATTATCATGTGCCAACTCATTTGCCAAGTCTAAGAAGCGTAGTTTTTCGTCTAAACGAGCAAGCAAGCGAGTATCTTGCCTGTTATAGTCGATGAACTTTTTAAAGTCTTGATTGTATAACTGATCCAATGATCCTTCGTACGCCAACTTGCGCTCGTTAAGTTCATACTCGCCGATTGCATCAAGGGAATAGCTGTGGCGTTCTTCATATGTATACTTGCGATACAGTTGCATATAGTCCAGGTGCACACGGCCGCATAAATCATACGTCATGCTTTTCGCACCGTAGCGTTCAAACTCTCGCTTCTTTGGCATTTGATCCCACAAGCAAAGCCTGCGTAGGTCGTCCTTAGCCAGCACCCGCATAATGCGTCCAACAGTGTAAGGAACGTCATAGCCCTCACTGTTCCATCCGCTAATCACATCCGCATCGTCAATCAAGTTTAAAAACGTGTCAAGCATTTCTGCTTCGGTATGAAACAGGTATGTGTCGTCAAAGAAACTTGCGATCTCAGTTGCCTGATCCCAAGTTAAAGTCTTAGGCGGCACTGCTAAGGTGATGAGTTTGTCCAACCAGTCTAAGTAAACAGTAATAGCCGTGATCATATTAAACGGATCATCCACTGGCGCATAACCGCCCTGTGCTAAGTCAAAGTCGGACTCAATGTCGAAAAAGCATGTATGGAGTTTTGGGGATTTTGCGCCGAGATAGTTTTTCTCTAAGCAACGGAAGATTGGATTTACATCGCTTTCCCATAGTTTTTTACTACTATGTATTTTTAACTCTTTTCTAAACTGAGTATTGGATTGTGTTGTAAACTTAGATACAGGTGTTCTGTAAATGGTTTGGTGTTTACCTTTTGAATCCTCATAATAAAGGACATATTCGGTTGGGAACTCAGTGTAAACACGCTTACCCGTTTCGTCACGTTCTACAACGTGAATTTTATCTCGCTGTTTATCGAGAATTGCGTCAATGTAACTCAAATTATTTCCTTATCGCACTTTTAGCTGCGTAACTGTGATTGTATGCTATTTACTGACTTCTTTTTATATGGACCTCTTTTTTGTCCAGTCTGTCTTGAAGATTTTGCCAAATTTTGTTCTATCGACCGAGGCTTTTTACTTCTACTATTCCCAACTAATGATTTACTAATTTTGATGCAAGTCTCAGAAGAAAATACTTGTGTTGCTCGTTTTTTACGAATAACTTCTTTAGTAGTTTCAGAATGAGACTGTAGCCCGGGTTTTCCTTTATTCCACGGAACAGAACCTTTTTTGCTTTTAAATCTTTCTTTCTGAAAATAACATCTTTCATTTAACAACAATGGATTGTCCCAATTCTCGTATATTGAAAGTTGCTCAAAATCATATGCATCTTTTCCTGTTTCAAATTCTGCCAACACTTGCCAGGTCATCATATCAAATATCGGCTCTACTACTTTTGATGAAGTTCTATACTCAAGTATATCTATATGAGATGGTTTTGTGTTTATTTCTCGGTAACCAATATAAAATTCGCCAGTTATTGGATTGATGCCATTATAAACATATGGTCTTACTTTAGTTGATGGCTGCATCAAATATTAGAGAGTTCTTCCAACCGTTTCCAAAATGTCGCGCAAAGTTTCGTGATCAGCATCTTGCTCGCCAAAACGTGTTTTTTGTGCTGTCTTGAGTGCTTTCTTCAAAACACCTGGTTTGATTTCGAGTTCTTCTGCTACTGCTTTAATAGTGTCAGATAGTCCAGCACTCAAATCTTCTACTTCCTGCATCACTGCGATTCCTTCGTTGAACAGTTGTGTGAGTTTGTTCTTTTGTTCACCCGAAAACATTCGACTTGCCATAGTGTTGTTCCTTTATAAGTTTAACTATTATATATTAGTTATCTTAGAAACGCAACACCTTAGAATTTTATGTATGCCAAAATAATTTTCCATAACGCAGTGACACTGGGCCTGCGTTGGTTGGGTTTATTTCTAGTAACGTGGCTTTGCTCGCAATGAACTATCACCGCGTTGACCACCACTGAACATAATAATTTTAGGCATACTATGCAATTTTCGACAGGGACTTAAAGTCTACCTCTAAGGAATCGATATACTCATACACATTGGCATTCATGACATGATTTGCATGCATATAGTAATTATTCATATTGTCTGAAATTATTTTATATTGTGTTTTAGTTAGTTTATTATTAATTAATTTTTCTATGGCATTGGCGACGCCCGCTATATTGTTTGATAAAATATATGAGTATGGAATTGATACTGCGTTACTTGTAGAGTTATGTATTGCTGCGAGTGGTTTATCTTTGAATTTCATCCATATTAAACTATTCATACAACTTTTATTAATCTTGTTGTCAATTATGTGTTGAACTATCTTATTGCTGCTTTCTTTAGAAAAATAACACTCTACTAATTGGCGTATTTCTAATAATGCACGATCAGTGAGCCACCATATACGTTGAATATCGCTATATTTAAATCTATGTTTAACGTACACATTAATTTGCGAAATAAGATTTTCCTCAACTGTATTGCATGTTATCGCAAAAATCGATGAGTTAGAGAACACAGACTCATAAACAGGTATATTTTCTAAATAATGTGATACCAAAATTAAGGTTAACTCATGATCTACTTTGTCTTGCGGAATCTGCGATTTCATACTATCAATAAATTCAGCAGCTGACGTTGGTATGTTTTCTAGTTGTGATGGGTTAAAAAACGGATACCGCGAGGTCTCCTTGAATCCAAATTTGCCGTTGTCTATTAAACTTTCAAGAATTAAATGGGCGTCGCCGACATCAGATATATGAATTAATTCTGTTATGTTTGCCTGCACAAACGAAATTAGTGTTGTCATGAACGCCCCTCCCGATCCGACCGGATAGACAATTATAGTAAATGGGTGTTGCAGAAGGTTTGTAGTTATGGGATAATGCATGATTGCTGGGTGTAAATTACTAATACATTTTACAGCATAGTGGGTGTCATAACTTAATTTTTTGAGTATATTGATCAAACATCATGTTAGAAATAATGGTATGTGTGAGAGGGCCAAAATGTTGAGAGTCTCGTGCGTGATCTTTAACATAATTATTATTATAAATATCTTCAACCAGGTTCGATACTAATATTGACCCATGTGCCGCACATAATAAGTTAACAATTTCAATATTTTTTATTAATAGATACTGCTGGTAATTATCATCAGATAATACACGGGGATAATTTTGCATCCATGCACCCATAACGGAAATATCAGTTCCCTTGATTATTTCGGCTCTTGATTTTGGTGGCCATAATATAGCCACAATGCTAGGCTTAATAACTTCGATGGCATTAAAAATAGTACGAGCTACATAATCAGGACTTCCGGCTCCCATTGACAAATTATATAACATTGCGTTATCTATCTTATTTGCAAATTTAACTGGCCATATTTCGTGCAATTGCAGGCCAATACCAAAAGTAAAAGAGCAGCCGCATGTTAAAATTTTTATTTTGCCATTATTGTCAACATCAAACGAATCAGACCGATACCCCTAGCTCGTTTATACAGTATGTGATTGAATTTTTATCATAATTGCCTACTTTTTCATTCCAAGCATGTTTGTCAAAACATTCTTCAGTGTCAGTTCCCGCCCATTGTAGCGTGCATGGTGGTGTAATGGTTCCATTAAGCACCATTACACTGGGTTGAATTTTTTTAGTCCACAACTCTTGAATATTCATTATAAATTATTGCTCACTTTCAGGATTCTGGATTCCCGGCCAGCCGTCCCGCGCCAGCAGCCGGCGCACACGAGAGTAACCATAAAGGTTCCTAAGGTAGTGTGTTCTTTTTATCTTCCTTGCGATATTAAACTTTGCATGTTGAAGCTGTCAGTAGACATAGCACCAGATTCTGGTTCACTTTTAATCAAACGTAACGCAGATCCTGGTAGCATGATATTGCCGCCACCGTCCATATCAATGGTAAACATCTTTGGGGCACCTTTGTATAACCCATGGCGCACTTCACCAATGGTCCCAGTCCTACCTTTTTCTGATCCCGTAACAATCCTTACACGCTTCTTCAAGCCTTTTGCTTCGTCTACTACGCTTTCAGCTTGCTGTTGTTTCTTCTTCATCCACTCGGGCACTGGCCATGCCGATTTTTCGTCAGCATGTAACCAGCTCGGGGGCACTGCTAATGTGGTAGCACCTTTGAAATAGTCTGGAACTTTTGCATTAGACTCAAGCGGCGCAGTGAGTTCAATAGTAGCTAACCCTGATGGACCAATGCGCAATAACTTTGCTGTGCGTAGCATGTAGTCATACCCAGGGGCTTTGACATAAACCATATCGCCTACATTGATGCCAGGATTCAGTATACGCTCTTTGGCAGATACATGAGTTGCTTCGTTGATAGATGGAATGGATACATTTGACAGTTCCGTTCCAAATTTAATTTTTAATGTTGACCTAAAATTAGTGTAAGAATCTTGGTTCTTGAAAAAGAATGTTTTGACTGTTGTTTTATCTTTGATTGAATCAAATGGGAACTTTGTTGTGGTATCATTGAATTCTACAACATACGAATCTGACATTTTGTCAATAAGCAATCCTACTTTTGGTGACGACAGGTCAACTATTTTATCATTTACTAATGCTAGTAATGTTACTATATATTTTTTGCCAACCACTGGGGTGTCTGATGGCATATTTATGAAATACTCATTGGCATTTGGATCATTTGATTCAAGCAATGTAGTTTTGCTACTAATCCATGTTTCAGCCAATGATATTCGAGCTGCCATTGGCATGTCTTCATAATCCGTCCAGACAAATTCTTTAACAATTTGTTGTGGTTTTAAAGAAGTTTCGTTAAACATTTCAGTTAGGAACATATATTACCTTATGGTGTTGAGTTTTGTTCCTAACTGCTTGGCTGCGGCTGGGTTAGTTGCTAAAGTTTGGACTAGCGCCTTCACTTGCTCACCTGGAGTAGTAGCCGCGTTAGTTGCGCTGCCTTGCGGTGGCACTGGTGTGCCTGGGGCAGGTGCTGCTGGAGCATTTGCTGGCGCTGCACCTGGCGCTGGTGCCGGTTGAGCATTTTGTGCTGGCTGCGCTGGTTGAGCGGGTTGTGGTGGCATTGCAGTTTTAACACCTGTTGGAGCAACTGGCATTTCTTCATCAACTACACCTTGCTTACCACCCAGCGACTGTTTTGTTTTTGCCAATGTTGCGGATAACTTGTCTAACATACTACGCATTTTAGCGAGCTTGCCTGTTTTTGTAGGCACAACTTCTTCACCCAACCCACGTTTTTTCATTTCACGATCGAGAACACGCTTCTGCAACCCACGTGGACTGTGCGGGCTTGTGGTATCATCTCCGCCAAACGGGAAACTTGATTTAGTAGGACGAGCTAGACGCCTTACTGTTTCGTCGTCATATCCTTTATTTCGTGCTACCATTTGGTGTGGAGTGTCTTTTGCGCCAGGTAACAATCTTGGATCATCATCTGGAACGTCGTTAAGCTGTCCCCAACCTTGCATACCACGCTTAATGTTCTTTACGCCGCGCTTGATTGTATCGCCAATGCCTTCCCCTAATCCAGCACCGCCACCTACCTTAGCCATAAACTGTTCGTATGTGCCGTGATCGCCTAATCCTGCCTCTAAATACATTTGTCCAACTAACTCGTCAAATATGTCTGGATATCTGCCGCTCATGTAGTCATACATTTCGTCAAACTTGCTAAAATCACCTTCCATCAAAGGTGAGCGCAACATTTCATATATTGCTTTTAACTCGCTTTCTCCATCACTGCTAAACAAACCTGAGCCTGCCAGCATGCGATATGCGCTTGTTAAATATTCTAAAATACTGTCTGTATCTGGCCCACTGGTTTCACCAAAAGCTTCGCCAACTGGTTCATGTTTAGTCATGTCTGGCGTTGGAGTATGCCCAGCATCACGAGCAAGTTGTGCCATGTGACGGTTGCGAACATTTTGATGTGTGTTCCATAACGAGCTAGCATCCTTTGCGCCCTTAGCCCTTGCCACTGCGCCAGCCCAATGTGCGTTGTCTGGTTTTGCTATTGGGCTTTCAGTAACTGCGCCCTGTGGTTTCATCTTGTCGTAAAACCATGCTGCACTTGCTACCTTATAGCCACGCTCACCAAACTTATTGTGAAACGCAGTTGCGGCTCTGTAAGTTGGAAAGGTTTTAAAATCGTCAGCACTGCGGTATACAATCCACTTGCCGTCAGCGGATTCTTTCATTGGCGATTTTTTGTTTAACTCAATCTTAGATTTTTGTGCGTCTTTTGTATTTTTACGATTTGCTGCTTTAGTATCTTTCTTTTTTTGTTCAGCGTTAAACCATTTACCATAACCCGGCACTTCATCAGCTTCGTTAGTTTTCTTTCTACCAATCTTCTCTGCTTCTTTTGCTTTTTTGTCAGCATCTACCTTTGCGCCGTATGCTTTGCCTGCTTCCTTATGCTGTGCCATAGTCTTGTATGGACGCTTTTGCTTTTCCTTGGAAGTAGACCCTTCATCTAACTTAGCATCGTTTAACGCAGAGTTTTTCTTGGAGATATAGTCGTTACAATCTGCTTTAGTGCCTTTGCTAACTACATCACCCTTCTCGTTTTTAACTTGCCAAGCGCCATCGTCACGTTGCGACATTGTCAACTTTTCTTTGCTGTCTGGCACTGCTTTATTTTTAACAAAGTCTTCATATTGCGCAGTCAACGCTTCTACAATGCCACCTTCTTTAGGCTTGAAAGGCTTACCCAAGAACTTGTTTTTAGTTTTAGGTTTTTTAACTTGCGGCAAGTCAGCATTTGACTCTTTACCGTCAATGATGCTGTCTAAGCTTTCTATGAGTTTGCGTATTTGTGACATATTGTTTTACTTTGATTGTGGTGTGCTTGACTTAGCAGCTCTATTAGCAGTTTGTGTGTCAGCTTTACGTTTAGCATCACGAGCTTTTTGCCCAGCTTTCATTCTAGCCAAGTATTTTGCTTCTTCACGCTTGCTCATCTGGTCTGGAGCGTGATCACTCGCACCCCACATTTCTTTAACTAAGTCAATGCCTTCACCCACGGCGCTTTTCTTCTTCTTTGGTGCTGAACGTTTTACTGTGCTTGAGAATAAGTTGCCTGCTGGGCCTGCTGCTATTGCGCCAGCGCAGCTTGCGCCACCTGATGCGTCTTCTGTAACCTTGCCACTTTTATTTACAAAGCTATCGCGCTCTTCTTTTTGTCCTTCAGTTACCCCTTCCTCCACTTTTTCATCACTGAATGGAGTATAAGATATTTCATATTTTTCATGTTGGAAATATTCAGGTATTTCACTTTTTGCGTAATATGGACCACCAACATATTTACCAGTTACTTTGCTCTTAACATAATACCCAGATGCCGCATCCATATAATTACTACCTTCACCTAAACTTTCATTGCGATAATCATCCATATCGTCTGCCGCTTGGTCGTTCCTCTTGTAACGAGCCATTGCTGATTTTGGAATGCTACCTTCTTCAAAGTCGTTAAACGGACGGATATTGCCCATTGGGTCTCTATATCCGCCAAGGTAAATAACTAAACGTATTCCAGTGCTTGGGCTATCAACTGCCCATACACCTTCAACACTTGGGTCTGGAAATATTACACATTTTGGTAAGTTGAGAGTTTTGACAAATGATTGTTGTATTTGTTTAGGGCTGTTTAACAACGCAAGAACACCTGCTTTTGAGTCAGGAAACTTGGTGCCAATAGCTGGCGGTGCGGCTTCTTTGATAAATTCTGTTGGTTTCATGGCAATATTCCAGGTATTGTGTATATTTAGCTTATTTTATTACTATAGTATCGTTATTATGTTCAACACCGTCTACTACTATTTTTCGTATTTCAAACTCACTTACTGGGGTCACATACACGGAATATTTACCTGGGGGAACATCGATGACTATGTTCTCGTCAATGTAGTTTTTATCTTTTGGCCAAACAAAGGTGCGTTCCGTCATTAGTGTGTCGTTTACATACACACGATAGTTTTCACCAGATTTTTGTGTAGCGTAAACACTAGCTACTATTTTTACTACTTTAGTATTCATATTATTTTGCTGCTCTCTTGTTATCTGCTTTGTGCAATGCGTTCATACTATGATCAGCTCTGCGATCCATCTTGTCAACTACTTTTGGGTCCCATTTATGCTGTGCCATGTGTGTAGCTGATACTGCTGAGCGATTCCTGTTAGCTGCGGTAGCATATTTTTCTAATGTATCAATGCTAAGTTCATTGACTTGCTCTTCTTTCACACCTTGCTCTTTATCTGCCGCGCCCAACTGCTTGGCTTTATTGAGTCGTTGTGTTTTTTTATCCATCTGATCAGCAAATTCCTTTTCATGTGGGAATCTATCTGGATCTGTAAAATCGTAATCGTGCATTTTATCGAATGCATTATCTACTTTGTTACCTGATCGTTTTGCTAACCGATTATAGTTCATTGCTCTGACGGAATCAACAACACCTTCTTTCACACCTTGATTATACCCGTAATCTTCTGACTTGAACGAGTCATAGTAAGCATAGATGTCTTTATATCCATTCATCCTAGATGCTTTGTCTAACACTTCACCTACATGATGGTCTCTAATGCCTGACCTGTTTAACCAAGGAGCAAGCCAGTCAATAGGATCACCGTCTGGGAAAATGTTGCTTACTACATCTTCAATCTTGCGCCATACTTTGCTGTAATCTTCTTTAGTCAAGCCGTTGCTGTCACGACGTGGACCAGCTGGCGCACGTGGCTCTTTAACTTTAGGCGGGATAGGATTGCCTTGGCGATCCAATGGCACACCACCTGGGCCTTTGACAAATCTACCTTCGTTAGCAATAGGTCCCCATGGCACACCACCAAGTTTACTTTCTGGAACTGTTAGCTTAGTAACTTTAGCGTTACCATAGTTATAAGTTTCACCGGCTTTTTCGTTTTTCAATGCTTGGTCGTCATAATACTTCTTACTTTTAGCTGCAACTTCCTTAGCATGAGCAGACGTGCCTTTTTTGCCAGCCTCATCAACTTTCTTAGGAACTGGATTACCTGCCAAATCTTTGTCGCCTTTGTATACACCGTTTCTGTCGTGGCTTGCTGGGTTCTTTTCAAACGTTTTGCCTTTTTCTGCTTCACGCTTTTTCTCTACTGCTTTTACTGAGTCTTGCCAGTAACCTTCAGCTTGCATGCGCGGGTCGCCCTTCCGTGCTAAGTCGCTATCCACTTTGCGTCCATGCTCTTTTTCTTTTGCTTTCATAATGCCATGTATCCTGTTGCTTGCTTGGTGTAAGTTTGCTGGCACAGCATTTTTTGCTTTGCCAACATACCTGTTCAATGTGCCTGTGCTAAGTTCGTTTACTTGTTCATCACTGCCCATAGCAGGGGCCAACTTACCTTGTTTAGCAGCATCTGTGTCACGAGTGCCATAAACTTCAGCATCATACTTTTCGCACCATGCTTCCATCGCTGCGTAGTCTTTAAAAGAGCGTCTCCACGGCTGACGTTTCATACCACGTATGCCGTGTGCCTCAATAGTGTCACCACGTGCTTCATCAACTTGAGTATCTTCACCCAACGAGTCGTTGTTTCCTAAATATGGCTGCTCTTGTTCATAGTCAATGTAGCCTTCACCAGTATTTTCATCCCAAAGACCGAAACTTTCTCCGTCCATCCAAATAGCATTGTATCTACCGCCACCTGAGTGTTCAGTGGTTCCACCAGCGCGGCGCACTGCTTGATCCCATTTGTGCCAGTTGTCAAAGTATTCTGCGTCGTTTGCTGATTCGTTAGTTGTGATTGTCATAGTTTCCTCTGTTATCTCGTTATGTATTGCCCAGTCACCGATTTTATTTCCAAACATTAAAATAGCAGTTAGACATTTCTCGGCATCAGATTTTGAATGAAAATAAAGGCATTGCTTTGTTGTGCTTGTTTGACGAACTATCGAAGTATTTTGGGGCCACGATGACCCGTCACTGAAAACGAATGCTCCAGCATGAATTTCGACTACTTCTTTTTGTTTAATAAATCCATCCAGGTAGATGGCATTTACCCAAGCCGATACTTCAATGATTGATAATTTGTCACCAACTTGCACCTGGTGTGGGTTGTTAAAAGTATCCAATAATCTAAATAAAGGATTTACCTCGTTGACTTTAACTGACTCGGTTAGAGGAATACCGCTTGCCAAATGCAATTTAACTGCAATAAGCCTATTATAAAAATCAATACCGCGCCCACCTTCTGTTTCAGCCAAATGCAAATATAATTTTTTGTTAGCAGTCAACGAGTTTATTCGTTTTCCGTTAATAGTAGTACCAAGGGGGTATATCTCGCCAAATTGTTCTTCAAGGTGAGCCAATATCTTAGATTCATCATTGACTACTGCCTCTGTTTGTGGTTGTTCCATATTTCCAATACGCGGGCGGAGATTGCCTAACGCATCTGTCATTTTATATAAGAATTCTTTTTCTGCTTTTGTTGCTTTTAACAATCCTTTGCTATCCAAGTAGCGAGCACGTTTTTCGTTGCCGTTAAACATGCCACGTAATCTTTTTAAATCTGCTATACGTTGCGCTTCATCAGCATTTGCTACTGGGTCAGTAGTTGAATAGGTGTAACTTTCATTGATTGACGATTCTGACAATTGATTGGATATATTCCATCCGCTACCTTCCATTGACGACATCATCATCCAAATTTCAGTATACGCCCTACTAGATGACGACTCATCAGCAAAAAATATTGTGTTAGTAATATCTTGGTTAAACACATAAGTTAGTTCGTTACGTTCTGGAAACTGAGACCCGTCGTCAAATTCAATTACATCTATAGATCCGTCGGCATTTGTGTTGATAGCTACAATTTTCTTCGATTTAACAAAACCGCGTAATTCAATTGACTTTTTGTCTAGATCTAATACTGACGATAAAACACTTATTGAGTTACCTTTTTTAATAATAACAGAATCTCTTTGATCTAATGCCTTAAATCTAGTAGAAAATTGCCTTGCTAATAAACGATCGTTCTTCGTGTCTGCGGATTCCGACAGTAAGCAACTTTTACTTGGTGATAATAATTTCGCAACTCCGGTTGGCCAATTCCATACGGTATCTCGCTTAGATGTCTTGTGTCCAGATAAGAATCTTGTATAGTCAGTCCATGATTCAAACCGTGCTATTTTAAAATCAGCAACAGTAAATTCCGATTTAGCATTTTTACTTTCAGTGACTGGAGCAGGATTATGAACTAACTTGGAACGCATGATAGTATATATTCTGTGGTCAAATTTGCCAAATAAATCGGCTACGATTTTCTTCTGTGTTTCATCGTCAGCAGCACCAAACTGGGCACGAATTTGCGATGCGCTATTTGCTGGCTTACCTAACACTGTAAAAGTAAATGTTGGAACTGTGACCATATACGCATGTTTAGCAAATGGGACACATTTCTTTATGTCGGTAAAGGGTTGAAAATACGATGCCGAACCATCTTTCTTTGGGGCAAACTGGAACCTAGGATCTTCTGCCATATCCTTTGCGCTAACGGCAAACAATAATACTGTATCAGGGGTAAACGTTGATACTACTTCCATTGCCCTGTATGGCTGTGTAGACATAACGATGTGGCTTGGATCAATGCCAGTTAGCATCATCATGCGTTTCTTCTCTTCAAAAGAGAATGGGGATTTATCACCGTCCTGCTTGTCGCTTGTCACGATGAATACGTTATTCAGCCCATATTTAGAGACTAAGTGGTTATAGACAGCGGCGTGGCCAGAATGCCAAGGCTGGAACCTGCCGGGGTAAATTACCTTAACATTTTTGGCTTGGTCTTCAAATAACTCAGTGGTGAACATGTATATTCCAAATAGTATAGTATTTATGCATAAATATAAATGTAGTTCGCGAACTTGGCGGTTCCAACTACTCTAACGCTTAAAAGGAGCAATCAGCATGGGTATTTATCGTCCGACGTGGCTATACGTTAAACAACATAAAATCACTGGTTTAAAATATTTTGGTAAGACTACACGTAAAAATCCGTTAACGTATTATGGATCAGGGAAATATTGGAAGCGCCATTTATTTAAGCATGGCAAACATGTTGACACTATATGGTATAAATTATTTACGGATCAAGAGGAATTATCAAAGTTTGCAATGTCGTTTTCTACTGAAAATCGCATTGTTGAATCTAGCGAATGGGCAAATTGCATACCTGAAAATGGTATGGATGGCGGGGCACCAGGTAGACACTTATCTGAGGAAATTAAGCAAAAAATTTCGAAGTCATTGGCAGGAAAACCATCTCCACGTGAGTTGACTGCTGCAATGAGCAAACGATATAGTGATGGAATCACTAAAGGGTGGTTAGTAAGCAGAGAAAACAGGGTGGGAACTAATCATCCTATGTATAACAAAACCCATTCCCCTGAATCAAAACGTAAAAATTCCGAATCAAATAAAAATCAACCGAAATTTAAATGTATTCATTGTGAAAAATCTTACCAACGCGGTGCATTGGTAAGATGGCATGGTGATAATTGTCGCAATAAACTTGTTACGGTTTAGGTCCAGTGATCAGCGACAAATCGCCCTTAAAGGTATGGGTGCCAGTATGGTCAAGCAAAACACGGCCATCACACCATATATCATACCCAAGAGCTGATGCCCTACGGCAGAAGGTCCAATCTTCACTCAAGTAATGGCCCTTTTCATCAATGATGCAATCAAAGATGGCATACATAAACGGCTCATATTGCTTTCCTAATCCCACGTCATCAACATATTTTGTTTGGGGGTGGGCAGCAATCAAGTCCTCATATACCTTACGTTTAAACATTAGGAATCCTGTCGCCGCAGTATCTACAGTAAATAATGGGCCTTTAATTTTTGTTTGCTGCTTCAAATTGATGTTTAGTGCGATGGGGTAGGCCTTCTTTGGGTATGCCCCGGACACAATGTCAACGTCAGCGGCCATCATCTGGAAAATCGACTCTGGCTCAAATTTGATATCAGCATCAACAAACATAAAGTGGGTTGCTGTCTTGTTTGTCATCAACTTAGCCATCAAGTTATTGCGTCCACGAGTAATAAGGGACTCGTTTACCATTGTGTCCATTGACCACGACAAGCCAACTTTAGAACACATAAGGATAAACTTAATGAAACTCGTCATTGTTGACTCTAACACTAAACCACCATAGCAAGGTAAGCCAATGTGTAAGTGGCACTTGGAGAAATCAAATGCTACACCCTGAGGTGACGGATTACTAATTGCTTGCTGTGCTTGAATGTCTTTGATTTGGGAAATAATACTGGTGTGCGTATTGCCCGCCAATGTTACGTTTGGTGCGTCTGACACGCTCGCTGGAGCAGTTGCTTTTTTAGCAAAGTTTTGTTTTTTCTTCATGAATTTTTAAGAGTGATTAAATAAAACGCGATTAATGTTGCCCGTTGTATGGCTAATGACTACTGCCCTAACCCACACAAAGTTACCTGTGAAATTCTGTGTCACTGCGCCATCTGGCACTGGAGTAATGTTGTCGCCTAAGTAAACACCGTGAACATCAAACCAATCAGTCTCAGCAGGTTCAGTTGCTAATGTTGCTCGTATTTTGATAACACCTACAAAGTTATTCACTGTAGTGTATTGTATAGTGTGTAACCCACCCGTGTCAAGATATCCCCTACCTTTAGCTTTAACACTTTTGATAGGAAACACAGTGTTGCCATCAATAAGTAATGATGGAAATAATGTGACTGATAAGTTTGCCATTACGCCGCAGTTGCCTCAACTACCACACCATCGCCCACTAACTCTTGAACTACTGATTCAAGTGTAGCAAGCATTTCTTGGTTGCCCATTGTTGATGGGTCTTTTTCGTTGTCTTTGAGAATACGGCTCAATTTGATAACGATAACTTCTTCTACGATTTTTGCCATGATTTAGGTCCTTTGTATTATTTATGGTGTCTGCTGCTGTAGTGTATATATTTTCTTAACCAAATCTGGGGAAATCAACTGAATAAACAGCAATAGTGATTGGTCATTTATATAGTAAAATCCAGCAATGTGTCTTGATTTCAAGTTTGACAATCTGGAAATAAGGCCATCTGGAGCGTTAATTGATGAGGAGTTAGCTTGAATATAAGCTAAAAATTGCTTCTTTGTTTCCTCAGGATACTTAGAATATTTGATGTATACTTTGTATTGAAACTCTGGTTTCCGTTTAACGATTATTGTTGCCCGTGGGATATTAACATCCTGTGGAAGATACAATTTCTTGATTTTGTAATCTGTATTTTGCTTTATAAAATGAAATATTTGATGCATAGTAGCATCAGTTACTGTATAAAACATCACAGCATTATTTTCAATTCGAGTTCTGAATACTTTTTTGTTTTTCTTAATGAACTGAGACAATACGTATATCTGTGTTTTCTCGACGAGAGTGGGAAGCATAGTAGTAGTGGTGGTGTCAAACCCCTGCCATCGGCTACGTGCAGTAAAACGATCATCTAACGCCTTACATAACTCTTCAAACGTTTTCTTTTCTGCCCACCTTACATAAAACGCAAGTCTAAATGAAATGGTGGCAGAATACAGGTATTTTTCGTGATATAGTTTATTTGCGTATTCTATATCCTTAGCAGGTAAAAACTTACGCCATTGGTATTTGGATGAAACCATTTTCGTCAATTACTGCTTGTTCTGGAGACACTGTGGCGTTTATAACTTTAAGCACTATTTTGTCATCAACCACATCAACCATTACTAACGCTTTTGCCGACACACCCTCAAACAAAATCTTCTTACTCAACGGCACTTTAATCAACGTGTGTATTTTACGTGCCATTGGCCGTGCACCCATCGCCGGGTCAAAGCCTTCTTTAGCCAAGAAGTCAACAGCCGCTTCAGTGAGCTTGATTTTAATCTTCTTCTCTGACAACAACTCTTCAACTTCAGCCATAAACTTGTGCACAACACGCTTAATACTAAGTTCATCAAGTTTCTTAAACTTACAAATGCCATCGAGTCTATTGCGGAACTCTGGTTTAAAGAACTCTTTAATTGCTTTGTCATCTTCACCGGAACGATCTTTAATATTACCAAACCCGATGCTATTCCTCTCGCTTTCAGCAGCACCCAAGTTAGACGTCATAATAACAATAGTATTACGAGCATCTGCTTTCTTACCATTACTTGATGTAACTGCACCTTCATCCATAAGTGCCAGCAAAACGTTAGACACATCTGGGTGTGCTTTTTCTATTTCATCAAACAGCACAATAGAGTTAGGATTCTTCTCAATCTCGCTAACAAGTAAGCCGCCACCCAAGTTGCCATCCTCGTAGCCAACGTAGCCAGGAGGCGCACCAATAAGTTTTGCTACTGTATGTTTTTCCTGATACTCTGACATGTCAAAGCGGATTAGTTTCATTTGCAAGTTTGCAGCCAACAGTTTAGCAAGCTCTGTCTTACCTACTCCACTTGGGCCAATAAACAAGAAACTGCCCATTGGCTTATCCAATGCTTTCAAGCCTGACTTAGCAACATAAATCTTGTCTAATACTTCGTCGATTGCTTGATCCTGCCCGTATAACTTAGTCTTGAGATCAGCTTCTAAGTTAACTAACGATGCTGAAGAAGTTGATTGGTCAACACCAATTTGGTCCGTTGGAATTTTAGTAATCTTGCTTAACACTTCCACGATCTCACCGCGGCCAATAGTAAACTGCTTACCAAGTATGCGCTTCTTAGCACACGCAGTATCAATCAAGTCAATAGCCTTGTCTGGCAATCGTTTGTCAGTCTGATATCTAACGCTCAAACTAACTGCTGCGTCAATCGCTTCGTCTGTAATCTTACCTTTGTGGAATTTCTCAAAATGCGATTTTAATCCGTTGAGAATGTTTACTGCCACTTCAGATGTTGGCTCAGTAATGTTCATGCGGTAAAAACGCCGCATCAACGCACGATCCTTTTCAAACGATGACGTGTATTCTTCCCATGTTGTTGACGCAATAACTTTGATGTTACCTTTACTTAACGCTGGTTTAATCATGTTAGCAAAGTCTACGCTACTGCCGCCACCACCTGCGCCAGCACCACGCATTTGATGCGCTTCGTCAATAAACAATATAGTATTGCCCTTAGTCTCTAACGCACGTAAAACATCTTTCAACTTCTCTTCAAACTCTCCCCTGTATTTGCTACCTGCGAGCAGCGAGCCAATGTCAAGATTGTAAACAGTAAACTCTTTAAGATACTCTGGCACTACACCTTGTGTAATGTGTAGCGCAAGCCCTTCTGCCACCGCAGTGTTATGGGTCACGACATAATTGTCAGTGATGTATAAATGATCTGGATGGTCGATCATTATGCATTTACATTCTTCTTCACCCACATATTTAATGTCAGAAATGCCAAGTCTTAGATTGCTGTATTGATAATTTTTGCTAATTCTTTCAAGTTTCCTTGGCAATGTAACTAAAGAATTAGGCTGGTAGTATCTAATGTTAACAGTATATGCATCTTTACATGAAACCCGTTCACCCTTATATAAGTATGTGTTATTAATTTTTGCACGTATGGTTGCGATACCTCCGATGCTGCGAACTAATTCGACTACTTGATTAGCAAGAGTGAATGAGGTTGAAGTATATTGTAATGTCCCATTTTTGCCTACATAGCCATCTGTGTCCATCAATCCTTGTATCAGTTCAATCTTTTGCTGATTCGAGCAATTAAAATATTGTTCTGGTATATATTTCTCATGACTTCTCTGTCCATAAATTCCAAGGTCGATTAATTTTTCCTTTAAGGGATTTGGTGTCTGCCCTCTATACCTACTGCCACCAGGAATGAACTTTTCAGATAAATTTCTCCCATTAATTTTAAAATCAATTACCTTTCCGGATTGGCTTATAAAACAATTGTCTGGCAGAAGAGTAGCAACTTTATCAACCATAAATTGATCGGCACTAGTAAACCCCATTTTGGTTGGAGCGTAACACCCATCACCAATTAACGCTCCTAATAGGTATGGAGCAATTGGAACCTCGATATTTTGTTTATCGTACTGGTGTGAAATTAACGGGATATGCAATCCTTTAATATAAGATTTATTAGTTTTGCTTTTCTCAATAATTGCAGACAATTCCATTGTCGTGGGGCCTACACGTTTACTCTTCCATCCTCCGGGTGTAGTATATGCTTCACCAAATTTCCCATAGATCGTCCATAGATGGTCTATGGACGATCTAGCAGTACGACCGTCAGCAAACACAATTTCGTATATCTCTTTTTTTCCTTGGGGAAACACGCCTATCACCGTGGTATCTTTGCCATCATGAGCAGTAATTGTTGTGCCAACCTTAATTTCGTCAATAGTAGTCCACCCTGACGGGGTTTTGACCTTAGAATATAATGGCTGGGCTTTACCAACGCCTGGGTCACCAACCATGAGCACGTTGCTTTTGTTACGCTTTGCTAATACTTCAGTAATCTCTGCCAGTTCATCGTCACGCCCAATCACCGGATCAATCTTACCTGCGATTGCTTTTTCGTTTAGGTTAGTACAAAACTCGTCCAGTATAGAATCTGCTTTATGCGAAGTTGCGAGTTTACTACCTTTAGCCTCGTTATAGTTCTTCTTGTAAAACTTAACCAAGTCTTGTGGGTTGATACCATAGCGTGAAAATATAAACTGCGCTTGACTGTGATTCTCACTAGTCAAACTAATGTAAATGTCAGCCACCAGCATGTTAGTGCGGCCACTGAATAGCACCTGTGTAAACGCACGGTTAAACACACGCTCTAAAGCATGAGTTCGCTTAGGGGACTCATACGCTGGGTCAACGCTTACTAAGTAAGCCTGTGCATTGATATGCTCTTTTAAATCATTCTCGATGCCGTTGACATCAATGTGGAGTTTAACTAAAAGATCGTTGAACTCTTGATGCTGCACTAACGCTAATGCTAAATGCTCTAAAGTCACATATTCGTGCTTTTGCTCTTTAGCATAGTTGCTTGCGTTGCTGACAATAAGTTCTACTTCTGGGCTTGAATTAATCATGTAACTCCGTGTGTTTAAAATATTTATATCGTCTTGGCTATGTCACTAATAATAGTTAATTGCTCGGCAGTTAATTCTTTTGGAATATAAATTTGCAATACGACTATTAACTTTCCTCTACCTGGGTGATCTGTGGTATAGGCACCTTGCTCGGGGATTCCGAATTTTGCGCCGTATTGAACGCCCGGTGGTATCTTAATGGAAAACACCTTGCCGTCAACACCAGCTACTTCCTTTTCACAACCGGCTATTGCTTCTAAGCAGTTTATATTAAGTGTGGTAAACAAGTCAATGTCTCGTTGTTCAAAGTCAGGCGGAGTCCTTACTTGGAACTGAACATACAAGTCTGATTTTGGAGCATTGGGTATCTGGTTTGATCCTAACCCTGGATACCGTATAGTATTGCCAGTCCGAACACCACGTGGAATTTTAATTTTGATTGTTTCCGTTTTGAAATTCGGAATGTTGATATTCAACTCTTTTTCTTGTTCTTCAAAAGTTGATACTACATCTAACTGTATGGAAATTCGAACATCTGGGTTGCTTGGAGATCTACGTTGCTGTGCTTGTGTAAACTGTGCAAATGGATCAAACCCTGAATGGTTGTTGCCAAACTGCCTACGCAAGTGCGACAAAATATCTTCTATATTGCCCATGTCTGGGTCCATGCCAGGTGGATTTCGGTGAGCAGAGAACCGAAATTGTCTATTTCCGCCACCTGCTATTTCTTCATCATACTGTGCACGTCTTTGCGGGTCTCGTAAGACATCGTTAGCGGTAGATACCGCTTTGAACTTTTCAGCATCACCACCTTTGTCTGGATGGTGAAGACTCGAAAGTTTTCGAAATGCTTGTTTGATTTCATCTTGGGTTGCAGTCTTAGCTACGCCCAAAGTTTCATAATGATTCATCTTGCTATTTTACATTAAAATAACAAGTTAAGCAAACAGAATGGCTATTTTTCTGGATCAGCTTGTGGTGCTGGTGCTGCTGTAACTATTTGCCCTGGTGCCGGAGCATACGGGCTCTTAATAAGAGCAGTCTTTTCCTGTGATTTTGCAAAACTTGTAATGCCGGTTACTGCACCCATCGATAAATGGTACAATCCGCCGCCTTGGATAGTTAGTGGAACCCATTGGACATAAGGAGTTTTGGTAATATATGCATACACGCCCATAAAAATAGGTGCAAGCATAAAATCAAACAAGCATACCAGTAAATACTGCCACCCCATCATTGATCGCCAGTTTTTTTGTAGCCAATTCTCGTCGTGATTGTGTATCATTGCCATATCAATATTCTCCTATATTGATATTTATTTCAAAAGCTGAAATTTAAGCTACGCTGTCGTCTTGGAAGAATGTCATTGCGGCAGCGTAACGATTGTTTCTATCGTCTGCACCGTTATAGCCACCGTTAATACGGTACGTGATATCGCTCATCTTATCTTCATCAGCTAATTCGTTAAGGCCCTTTGAGTTCCAAAACCAGCATGCTGACTGTACTGCCACCGTCTTATCTTGTTCCAGTAATTCTGGATTATCAATTAAACGTAAGTCGCCGTATAAAGCCATGCTGCATGCGCTGTAATTGTCTTTACCAGTAATTTGCACAATGCCGCGACCTCTATAAGTCCAACCATCGCCGCTTGCTTCATCGCCATTACCCATCCTGTTTGCATACACTTTGTTAGCAATCAGTATTGGGTGATGCTCATAAATCGCTGCTGACGCTTCGTCAAAACGCTTAGGCCATGTTTTAATTAGTGATGCTGCACGATAGTTTAAGTTTTCGTGTAACGCAGTATAGTTATTAGACTCGTGTGCTGTTTGCGCTAAAAACGCAGCTACACGTTTACGAGTGTAAATGTCAAACTCAGGCAGCACCATAACTAATGCAGCATACCACTGGTCAACCTCTGGGTTGTTTGCTAAAATTTCTGTTGCTTGCTCTAATGTAAAGTCAAAGTCAAAAGGTGTTGCCATTTTATTTTATCCCTGCTGCACGTTGAATGCTTAAAATCTGTGGGTTAACAATACCTAGCGGTTTAGTTTGCACACCAGCTAGTGCACGTAAATTGTTAAACAATGCTGCTTCAGTCACTGCATCGCTCGTCTTGGCCTCGTACATTGACGGGTCAGTAATAATCTTAGCTTGCAAGTTTTCTAACGTAACTGGAACTTCCTTTGGGTCGTTGATGTAAGTAAAAGTCCAGTCTTCTAGCTTTTGCTCTGTGAGGTTCATCATATCCTCAAGCATTTGCATAATGTTCTTAATAGCATTTGCGTTACGTTGCATTTCAACGAACACATAGTAGTTGCCATTCGCAGTTTCACCAGAGCTAACGTCTGCGTCTAGCACCCAATCGTAGCTCTTCTCTAAGAAGTTAACTAAGTCTAACGCTGGTAACTTGCTCATCACCACAAATCCAACTACGATAATGTCTTTGTCCTCTCCCATCTTGCTGCGGAACTCGTCCACTGACATTACAGGATTAATGAGGCGGGCTAAGTCGCCCATCTCAATACCTTCAAATATATTATTGTGGGACATTTGGCATGCCTCCTTGCATTTGGTCAGGAGCATTTGGTGCTTCACCGCCCATTGGGTCTTGACCTTGGTCGTTCTGTACATCAGCCTCGTCTTGGCCAGTTTCGTATGCTTGTTCAACATCCTCTAAATCAAGTTTGTCATTTTCTAACTCAATTGAACCTCTGTGAATGTCAGCCATCAACTGTTTAGGCATTGTGACCGTAACTAACCATATTGGCACACGTTTAGTCTTTGCCATTTTCGTACCAGGTCTAAAATCTTCTGGAGATTTTGGCTTCACTGGGTATTCCAACTCGTCTTTCTTGTACAAGACTTCACAGTTATAATTAAGCAATTGCTCACCACCACGTGGATCAGGCATTTTCTTGTGTGGCCACATAAAAGTACATGTAACAAAGTATTTTTCATACTCTGGACCTGCTACTAATTCACCCATTTTCCAGTTAGCAAACGCATATACGTCTAACTCGTCAATGACCCGTTCAAAATCGAGAAGCGTTGCTAATGCCGAATCCGACATGTAGATTTCTTTAACGTTCTCAAGTGCTGTATGTATGCTAGTTGTCATGTAAACCTAAATAGTGTTTAAGTTATTTATCTGTTTTGCGATCAACTAGCATACAATCACGATTAATGTGCTTTTGCTGCTATGTTGTCTTTGTAAATAGCTTCTTTGCCGAGCACTGTACCAGTGAACCAAACTAAATCTTTAAGTGCTTTCTTGGTAGTAAGCTTTTCTAACGTAGCTTGGGCTTTATTAACATCATCGCCAATAATCCACTGATATTTACCCGTTTCTTTCTCAATTGCTGCTAGGCTGATTGGATCAGCTAGCGTAGCTTGTAGGGCTTGGATGAGTTTTGCGCGATTTGGGTTGCCCTTGTTTACATACAGTGCTTTCTGTAGCACGTCACGATAGTTTTTAACTAACAACCACGCATCGTACAAGTCACCAGACGGCGCCACACCCCATTTAGCTTTGTACACATCAGCAAACGTTACCTTAGGAAAGTTTACATCAGTTACTACTTTGCCTGACGCTAAGTCTAATACACCAGGATTAAACCAGTCCACGTTTTTCTCAAACTTAGTAACGTTCTTTATATACGCTGACGGTGTTTCACGAATTGAGTTTAACTCGCCACGGAAATAAGCAAGTCTACGCTCGTTGCCCGTCATCCCGTTCACATACCTAAAGTGCTCTTTGTAACAAGCTGCGTACTCTTTCATCGTCTTGCCTGGGCCACACACCAACAATGTCATTGCGATAATGTCTGGATTAGTACCTGACGCTGATGGAAATTTAATAACATCCTTGTACACATCCATATCAGATCTGCGGCCAATCATCACTGTAATGTTTTGTAGTCCAACGGGATCGTACAATTTATAATCGTAGTCTACTTGCTGATACAGATAACTTTCTGCGTTGCCACCGTGCGCAACCATCACTACCTTGTTGTCTTTACGCAATGAGTTGTGGAACTTGTTGAACCCAGGAATGTCGTTAGCACCAGGAATATTAACTACTGTAATTTCCTCGCCTAACTTCTTACTCATCTCACGGGCTACAATACGAGCCCAAATATCCGTCCCGTTACCAGGCTCTTGCGGCACAATGAATTGGTATTCAGCTTGTGCAATGCTACAAATTCCCAAAGCAACGGCCATGAGAATGCTCTTCAATTTTGACATGTGATTTCTCCTATAAAATGTCACTTACGTTGTATGACTGTACGATGTTTTCACCTTGGTGAACATTGTACTCTTTCTAAGTAAGCACTTTTATTTATACGTAGTTAATCTTTGCTTTGTTAAAGAAGATGCCGTACACGATTGCCACTAATGTCATCGCAATGATAACTAAGCTAATGGGGCGAGTGAAAACATCAGCCCAGTCATACAGCGAGGTGTATTGTATCAAGTTTTTCTCTAATCTGCCTGCCAGTATAAACCCAATGAGCAAACTGATCCTACTAAATTTGTAATGTTTGCACAGCAAGCCAGCAACACTACACAAAAACACCATCGCGTAATCTTCCCACCCACCAGTGTATTGTACGCTACTCCACACAATCACACCTAGAATAGGGATGAAGTAAAACTTCATAGGAATTTTAGTTATGCCGCTTGCGTACTTGATAAACACCAGTGCAATACCAAATGTTAGCAATAAGCTGCCCATGTACCCGTAACTTAGCGAGCTAAAAAACTTCGCGTCTGTTAGCGTTTCTACTGTGCCCATCTCCAGTCCCATCATCATGAACAGCGACATCACGATAACCTCAAACGGCGCCCCAGGAACACCAAACAACACTGTAGGCACATACGAGGTCGCTTTTTGTGCTAACGCAGATCCCTCTGGACCAACCACGCCACGCACATTGCCTTCACCAAACGGAATCTTGTCATTCTTAGCCAGCGCAACAGTTTGCCCGTACGCCATCCAATCGCATATTGCCCCGCCAATGCCAGGCAGTAAGCCAATTGCACCACCAATGAGCCCACCGCGGAACGAGTCCCATTTATATCGCCACGAATCCTTCATGCCTTGCCGTATTTGCTCGAGATTGTTTTTAGGTGGTGGAACATGTTTAATCTTAAAGTACAATGCTTCCACGATTTCAGGCACAGCCAAGAAGCCAGCAATCACTGGTATCAACTGTATGCCGTCCGCTAAGTAGTACCACCCACCCGTAAACCTCGCCGCACCAGTTGTTGGGTCAAGACCCACTAACCCTAAAAATACACCAGCACCTAACGCAATCAACCCTCTGCCCCAATGGTGGCTATTGATAAAGGTGACACTTGCCATAGAGAAAACTAAGAACATTAGCATTTCAGGTATACCAAAGCTCAACACCACGGGAGCGTAATACGGCAAGAACAAAAATACTAACGTGCCCCACACTAACCCCTGCCCAACACTGCTAAAAATACCTGCGCTTAACGCTCGTGCCGCCTGCCCCTTTTTGCTCATTGGGAAACCGTCTACCATCGTCGCTGCGCTACCAGCAGCACCAGGTATGTTCATGACGATGCTTGAGAATAAATCACCTATACTACATGCTACCACCAACGCCGTTGTAAAAACAACCATTGCGTATGGGTCGTGCCCAAACACTCCAATAAAGCTGTAAACTGTCAGCAGCCCAGTCATTGCTCCTGCAACAGGAATAAGTCCAAAGACGAACCCGTACAATGTGCCTGCAAGTAAAAATGGAAGGTATGTGATGAATAAGTTCATGATTTAAACATTAGCATCCAACCACATTTTGTAAAGCTCATCATTTAATGGAAGATCAGTCCATTGCTTCATTATTTCAATCAGTTTCCCATTTATGATGTCTTCAAGTTTAATTATTTTGTTAGTGTGTAATGCAAGATTTTTACTGATTTTTATTTTTCTTTCAAGTTCAAATACCGCATGTGATGATGGTAAATTTGTATTTTTGCGGAATCTATCCACACACCATTGGGCGGATTGTAAAGAGGATGAATCTATTAGAATAAATTCATGTTTCCGCGTTATATGAAAATTATGTTGATGACTTGCCAATGATTTATAATTTTTACTTACGCTGTTAAAATCCAAATCCATTATGTCAAGATCTTGACATTTATCAGCAGTCGTTTGCCAAGTGGGGCAGCCAAACTTCCATTTAGCAAGCGGTGAATTGTCAATGAATTCAAAATGCCATTTGTTAAATACAAATTGACTGCTATCTATTATTGCTGCTACCAAATTCCCAGCAGCACCTCCAGTATACAGTATTAAAATCATTTTATCAATGCAACCATAATGTCTGGCCAAACTTTATCAACTGATACAAATTGATCAAAGTTTTCTCGTATCCATAAACTATCAAATTGCGACCAATTGGCCTTATGTTTTTCAGCAAATTCTAAAATACATTCGTTTTGCTTTTTAATCTCTGCCATCATTTTCTCATCATTCTCGTACCAAACATAACTTGGGTACTTAATGTCAAAACCACCCGCTTCCTTCCACCAGTCAAAGCTTGCCTTGTCTGGACGGTAAACAAGCATGATCCACACATTAGAATACATTTGCTTAATGCTATTTAGATTATACGCCCAATCGTGGCTTTTTACAATCTTACAGCCACCGCGAGTTTGCCATGCTGATGTATCTAACGCAGTCAATGTAGCAGGAAACTCCATTCCCTCTCCGTAGTAAACACCAGAGTGTCCACCAAACCCAGCATGCGAGTATCGTCTGGAATCATTGTGGTCACTGGTGTTTATTCCTGCTAACAATTCTAGTGTCTGTGCAATGCCTGACCAACGTGATCCAGGAACACCTGTAAAAAATATGTGGGTGGGTAGAGTATTCATTATAGTAGTATTTATTGATGCTAAATATCTTGATGAAAAACCAAACCTTATTAAACACTTATTTCGAACACACATGGAAGTCAAACATAGATCAGTACGAGTTCTCTGGCTGGGCATTGACACACAAAGTAAAGCCTAGCGAAAATGTCATTGACGTTGGCTGCGGATACAACCCGTTTAAGGGAAAAATCCCAAACTTGATTGGAATTGACCCAGCTAACGATGCTGCTGACATTAGAATATCAATAGAGGATTTTATGCCTGATACAAAATTTGATGTCGCGTTTTGCTTGGGTAGCATAAATTTTGGATCAGTTGACGATATCGAAGCGCAAATCACTAAAGTTGTTTCGTGGTTAAATCCAACAGCAAGGATTTATTGGCGCTGTAATCCTGGCAGGGCGGACCACAACAATGACAAGTGTGGAGAGATACCGTTTTACCCTTGGTCGATAGAAGAACAGATTAGGCTAGCGATTAAGTTTGGGTTTAACTTGAAAGAGTGTCGCTGGGACAGTGGCAGGCGTATATACGCAGAGTGGTCTCGATAAAAAGTTACTCTTAGAATCTATTTACACCAATAACAAAATTTTTAAAGTGTTAGTTTTGCTTTTTTCTGTGTGACTTAAATATTTTTGCAAGCATAGGGTTTGCAACTTTAAAGGAGACAACATTTTGGCTAAACGTAAGTATGTGCAGCAATCGAGTGCTAGACAAGTAGAGATTGAAATGGAGAGACCACGTCATACAACACCACACAAAGGAATGAAGAAGCCGTTTACAAACGAGAACATCGTAAATTTTAATTCATTTGTAAGTAAGCGTAAGACTGTTGCATTGATACCAAAGAGCATAGCCCAAGAGGAGTATATAGATTTACTAGAGAATCCAGCAAAATTGATAGTGTTTGCGACAGGCCCTGCAGGTACGGGTAAGACCATGTTAGCTGTTCTCGCAGCGATCAAGGCATTAAAAGAGGGGGTGATCCAGAAAATCATTATCACCCGTCCAGCAGTTGGTGTAGACGATGAGAAGCATGGCTTCCTTCCAGGTACACTCAATGAGAAAATGGAACCGTGGACACGACCAATTTTTGATGTGATGAAAGAGTATTACTCACCAAGAGAGATTACGATGATGTTAGAGGAGGAGACTATCGAAATATCACCATTAGCTTTTATGAGAGGAAGATCATTTAAGAATGCATGGATCATTGCAGATGAAATGCAAAACGCAACACCATCGCAGATGAAGATGTTGCTGACACGGATTGGGGAGAATTGCAGGTTGGTTGTAACTGGAGACATACAGCAAACTGACAGGCAAGCTAACTCAAACGGGTTAATGGACTTCCAAATTAGGTCGCAGAATTTCCGCGGGCATGAATACATATTTGGCGTTGAGTTTACTAGGAGGGACATACAACGACATGCAGCGGTTGGAGAGATCCTGAAGATTTACGGAGACGAATAAGTTTAATAATAACGTCGTGGCAGCCCTTCAAACAAGCCCACACATATACGCAGGCTGCTAGTATAAGCATTTAGGCGCCACGACGGTATTATTTCAATGTGCGGTAGCACACAATAACATTACACTTTACTTACACCTTACTATTTGGTAAATACATGGCAAGGAGCAATAAGTGAGCATATTAACAAAATCAAATATAAAAAATAATCTGCGTAAAGTAGATGAATTCTTTATGTTTCGCGTGATGCTGTGCATAGCCTCATTGATATGGGCAGCCCTAATAGGGATAGCACTTATTCCTAATGACAATTTTCATTTAATATCTCCAGCGCAAGATTTGTTAGCATCTGTAATGCCTTCGCACATGTGGTTGCTTTTGTTTTTAATACAGGGTGTTTTTGGATTCGTTGGGCTCGTAACTGCTACGAAAAACAAATGGTTCGTGGTATTTGACTCATTGCTTGCCGCGTTGTTATGGACAACCACAACGTCTATTATTATGGTTGCGTATTTTTTATTAGACCACAATTGGCCACCAATTTGGTCTGCACAAATTACAATGACTATATTCTCGGTGTGGTCTTTGTTTCGGAATAATTATGGCAAATGAACCACAGTTAGCTAACGATATTTTATCCTGGGCAGTTGGCGTCCCGTCAATTACTGTAGTGATAGCGTATGGCGTATCAATGATACGCCGTCGTATGTCTGCTGACTCTAAAACTCTCGGTGATGATAAATCACACATTGATCTTATTAACTCGTTTAAAACTGAGCGGGATGAAATTAAAAAAGACCGCGACAAGCTTATGGAGCGGTTAGGTGTAATCGAAGCAGAACGAAACGAGGCAATTGCTAAAGTTGGCAAACTAACTGCCCAGGTTGAATTTTTATCAGTGCAAGTTATAGAGTTGAAAGCACTTGTGGAAAAGTTAGCATTAAGTTTAGACACTGCAAAAACTGAAATGAACAAGTTAGCAGTTGATAATGCGAGACTTGGTTCTCAAGTGAACCACTTGACGGGAGGAGTTAATTATGGGTAAATCACCCGCAACTGATAAAGCTCAACACGATTTGGGCACAAAAGATTTAGATAACGCCGCCGCAAGATTAGCATCATCTATGGATTCTCGTGCAATTAAATTGCGGAGAGTTGCACCTGACAGAAGACAAACAAGGGTTCAAGACATTATAATTAGTCTTTTAGTTTGTTTAATTACAATAGTATTTGGATTAACTACTGTGTTTTATAAGCATTTAGTGCACAATGAAGAAGAAAGTATTAAACTTGAACAACGATTAACACTCATTGAGCAGCATGAGCGTGAAAATCACCCAGGCGAGACATTGTTCAAGCCGCAGCCTTCACAAAGTTCAGTGAAGTAACCATCGCGTTACCATGCCACTTATCGTTGGCAGCACTTTTAACCTTAGCAGTAAATTTACCTGACCGCACCAAGTGTTTATGTTTGGTTAAAAACGACACCAGGTTGTGGTTATCGTCAGTGCCGTATGCGGCATAGCAATCAAGTTGCACAATGTAACGATCTTCAAGCAGTGTAAAGTTTACAGTAATCTTTTCGCCAACATGGCCTAACGCTTTGCTTTCAAACGAGCACTCTGCGGTTTTCTCAGCCACTGCATCACGAGCTTGACCAGTCGCATGCAAACTTGGCGCATACACGAGCAAGCCAATGCCGCTTTTCAGCGTTTCTTCTTTTTCAAGTGCAGCAACCAAGTCACGTGTAAACGAGCTAACCTTCTTGCCAGTCAACATGTCAAGCATGTTTTTTTGCTGTAAGTAGCTTACCAGCGACTTCGCGTCTTCTCGGTCTTGCTCCGAAAAGTTCGTAGCAAAATCCAGATACCCAATAGCGAGATCCTTATTGCTTGTAATCGCAGCAGATCCAGGCCGATAATCGTCAGCTTGTACAGCGGATACATTGTATTTTTCAATCTTGTTACCATTTGCTTTATACGCCATGGTTACTGCCACGACGACGTCCAAAGTTGAGAAAACTGGTTGTGCTGTTTTGACTACCATGATGTGTGCTTTCTGTATTTAAGCGAGTTCAACGTAGAAGTGAGACGAGCGGGCAAGGCTTGCGCCGCCGCTAAATGCAGCCCAGTGGTCACCAAAGTCAACCACGTTAACTGGAACGCCTGCCTTTTGCAGTGCGTTAACGACTAGGTTGTTGAACGCGACATCGTCCATGCCATTGCGGTAAAAGTAACCGCGACGCACCATGACGTTACCGTTTTTAAGCTTGGAAACTTTGCTACCGGTTGT